ATGTATGTAAAACTGTCTGTTCCCGAACGGTTGAAGGATTTGCGTACAGAGCGCAAGTTGAAACTGGAGGAGCTTGCTGAACTCACCGGTTTGTCCAAGTCTGCCCTTGGCAGCTATGAGACCGATGATTATAAAGACATCAGCCCGTTCAGCATCGTGACGCTGGCGGAGTACTATGGGGTCTCCACGGATTACCTGCTGGGAGTCTCGGAAATGAAAAATCACCCAGACACAGACCTGGCTGGTCTGCATCTGAGTGATGAAATGCTGAAGCTATTGGCAAGCGGGAAGATCAACAACCGCCTGCTATGTGAGATCGCCACGCATCCGGATTTTCAGCGTCTGATAGTGGATACGGAGATCTGCGTGGATCGGATCGCAGCAATGCGGGTTCATGATATGAATGTCGTGCTTGCGGAAGCACGGAAAACCGTCATGGAAAAGCACAACCCCGGCGAGAACGATCTGTATATGCGGACGCTGGAGCTGGCTCAGATCGATGAGGACGAGTATTTCAGCCGGGTCGTGCATGAAGATCTCGACAAGATCATCGCGGATATCCGGGAAGCGCACAAGAAGGATACGACCACCGCAGATGCGGTCAACCCCTCCGACACCGCGCGGCAGGAGCTGGAAGCAGCCATGAGTTACGAGGGCAGCCCAGAGGAACGCCAGGCGCGCCTGTTCTGCAAGCAGCTCGGCATCAATTACGATAAGCTAACGAAGGAAGAGTTCGCGAGCTTGATCAACATTTTAAAGAAGTCCTCGCTGCTTAAAGCCCAGCCCAACAAACGCGGGAAGAACAAGCCGAGACGTAAATGATTATGGAAGAAAGCATTTAGCTCTAGCTGTAGCGCCCTTCTTTACTTGACATAATTCATTCAAACGAATATATTTAAGTTGAAAGAGTATGTGATTTTGAGGACTATTTCTGTATCGAATTCTTTTAGAGGGAGGTGTTTTGGATGGACGGCAACAACTCAATTTTGATTAATCGCTTTTTTACACGAAACACCTTAAAAGAATTGATTAATGAAGGAGAAAGTGCAACTTATTCTGCCGCTATTCGACGCTATGTTGCCGACTCATCTAATCTATCAAATCTGGAGTGTATTAGCGAAATATACTTTTTCCTGAAATCACAATATCAAAATGAATACTACTACAAAAACACGCTTCTAAACAAACTCCTCCTGGGCATCCATAATCCTCATACCACTACGGCTCTCACCGAAGTTCCAATAGGAAATTCAAAAGCAGATTTCATTTTGATTAATGGAAAAGCCGTTGTATATGAGATAAAAACTGAATTAGATAACTTTGAGCGCCTTGACGGGCAGATAGCCGACTACTATAAAGCTTTTTCGCGTGTTGCTGTCGTGACTTCTGAAAGCAATTTTGAAGAGATTTCAAGTCGCTTAGAGGGCACGCCTGTTGGCATATATATTCTAACCAAGAGGGACACTATTAGCGAACGAAAGAAGCCGGTGGAATATACTGAGAAGCTTTCGCTTTCTACGATGTTTAAGGTGCTTAGGAAGGATGAATATGAAAGCATTCTTCTATCCAAATTTGGTAGGTTACCCAACGTATCTCAGTTTGAATACTATAGAACTTGCTTGTCTTGGTTTGAATCTATTCCTGTGATAGAAGCCTACACTCTTTTTACGCAAACACTGAAAAGAAGATCTAAAATAGAAATAGACGAATTTGAGAAAGCGCCGTATGAACTGAAGTTTCTCATCTATTTCTCTAACTTTAAAAAAGCTGATTATTCCCGGCTAAAAAGCTTCTTGTGTACATAGGAGGATAAAAATGTATTTTCCCATTTTACGTGGTCGTCAATTTGAACTGCTTGCTCTGCGTGAATGCATTACGGGGAATCTGCTGAGCGAAAGAGTACTTCCGATAATTGAGCCAGTTAAGGCATCTTCAACTTTTGTTAAAACCTTAGACTCTTTTATTCGTGCCGATAGGCGAGTCTCTGTTATTCGCAACCCACATGTAGGAAGTTTCGTTAAAGACTTGAAGAAAGAAAGCAATCAAGGAATAAAAGATGCTGTTTCTGCGCTTATGGCTGATCAACATTTGATTTCAGCGCTTTATGTTGATTCTCACTTGAAATCTTTTGTTGAGCAAATGAAAGAGCAAGGCCTTAATCGCGATAATCTGATACTCATTTGCAACAACCCTGATAGTATTGGTTTTTATGAGAATGCTATTGGTGATGCAATTCCTCTATATAATCTAATTCCAGACAAAGGGGATTTTAGACGCCGAATTCGGCCAAATCGCGTCCTGTGTGAGGATCATTTTCCAAAGCAAAGCAGAAATGTAGATTATTCAGGAATCGAAACAGAGTTTTTTTCCAACGATCATTTATTCTATTCAGATGACGGATACAAAGGTTTCTCTGACTACTCTGTAGTAGGCGATGAATATAGTGAGACCGGTTTTGCTCCTTATGCAGTCGCAATTCACATTGTTTTCTTTGATGACAAAAAAACTCTTCGCATAGCTCATTTTGTCTCTGATTCTAACGATGATATTTCTGACCCCGCCAGGAAGTTCTCTGAGGCAGCAAAAAAACTCGTTGATTGGAATCAAACGATGAGATTAGATACTGCTGGAATAAAAGCCTTTGAGTCAGCGTATTGGAGCCAAACGTATCCCGGCTTAGGCGTTCTAAAAAAATACTCAATTATGCATCACTTAGAGCTTATGAGCAGGTTTCTGGATGGAGCAAAAGAATGATTTTCTGTGATCATTGTTTTAAAGATAGAGAAATATCCTCAATTATTGGAGCTGTTTCTGGTGGAACAAAAGGGAAATGCCCTGTTTGTGGCAGCGATGACGTATTTCTTTATGATACTGCTTTGCAAAATGATTTGACGCCATATTTTGAGGATTTAATAAGTGTTTATTCTCCAACCTCTTCATTGCCTGACTACTATCCAGTAGCTGAACGACGCACACTTATTGATGAACTCAATGATCGATGGAGTGTTTTTTCAGGCATATCTCGTGCATCTCAATATGAAATCATTACTGCAATCTGTCATGATTTATACTCTACTGCACCGGCATTATTTGATGACTTGATTGGTATTCCTGAGCTTCACGACTCGTCCTATTTGCGTGATCACGCCCTTCTCAAGAATAGTAGTTGGGAGGAATTTGTAGACGAAATAAAGACTAAAAACAGGTATCATTCCAAATTGGTAAACTTTGGCATCTTAGAAAAGTATTGCTCGTTTATTCGAAAGAAGTATAAAACCGGTGATTGTTTTTACCGTGCTAGAATCTCAGATAGCCGGGGCTTCCCTGTAGCAGAAATGTCGGCACCTCCAGCTGGGAAAAGTTCAGAAGGACGTGCAAATGCACGAGGCATCACATGCCTATATGTGGCTAATGACATTGATACAACTTTGCACGAGGTTCGCGCGGGTGTCTTTGATTACGTAACCGTTGGAACATTCCAGCTAAAACGAGACATCACTATTGTGGACTTAAAAGCGTTAAATACAATTAGTCCTTTTATTGAAGGTTTGGATTTTATTGACCACGCTATTAACAAGCAGTACTTAGAAAAGCTAAACTTTGAAATGAGTCGTCCTCTCCGCAGAAGTGATAGCACTTTAGATTATATTCCAACCCAGTATATCGTCGATTTCATAAAGAGCATTGAACACGACGGGGCTCCAGAATATGATGGCATTGAGTATAATAGTACGACAAACCCAGGCGGCTTCAATTTAGCAATATTCAATCCAGAATTATTTCAATGTATATCAGTTGATGTATATGACATTGAGGAATTACATTATAATAAGAAAAAGCTGTAATGAGTGGTCATTAAGAAGCCGGAGAGTTGTGTACACCTCTGTACCCAACTCTCCGGCTTCTTGTCGGCAACCGTTTTGATAGATTCCTACAGTTGATTAAGTCTATCCTTTCTTAACGGTTAAGCCCTATATGCCATCATGCGTGTTTTGTTCATTCTCTTTCATCTAGTGGCCGGTAATCGGTCACATTCCGCAGATAAGCTTCAATGTCTCCTTTCAAAACCAAGTCGGCATAGCTCAAGGGGTCGTGGTAGAGCAGATAGTCCAGCTCTGAACGCTCATACATGTTTCGGGCAACAGTATCCTCAATGGCTATACAGTCAATGTTTATTAGCGTTCCATCGGAGTAGCAAAGCTCTACAATCTGGGAATCCTCATTATAGGAGCAGGAAATCAGTTTTCTCATAATAGATACCTCCAAATCAATTAGTTTTCTTCTTTCGTGGCCCTCTCGGTTTGGATTCAGGTCGGCGGAGTACACCATTGAGGAAATACTGATTCCTGTAGAAAACACAAAATCCGAACCCGTCTCCCATAGGGAAGATCTGGTTCGGATTTTGTTGGTTTGGTGCCGGTGGTGGGACTCGAACCCGTCATAAAAAGTCCAAAAAGCAAAGTAATATCAATTCAAAATCAAAATCAGTTAGCATTTTAGTTAGCACTTTCAAAAAAAGAAACCATCTTTTGCTTTGCCTCGGTCTCTGCCACTGCTGCAAGACGGATATATATCTTGTGCATGGTCGTGTAGTCGCTCCACCCGCCCCATTTCATGGTCTGGCGCTCGGGGATACCGAGAAAGTAGCAGAGACTCGCAAACGAATGGCGCAGGCCGTGGTTTGTTACCTCTGTTACCCTGGCACGCTTGCACGCCCGTTTTACATCGTCCAGAAGAGTGTTCGGGTATATCTTCACTACAAAGCCGATTTTGTCCTCGACTGCTTCCAGAGCTTCCTTGAGCTGCGGAATAAGGATTGGCACATCACGGGAAGACGCCTCGTTTTTATTCGTCTTCTTCAGCGTCTGTCCGTCCATGCCCCGCACCATTGCGCCCCGGATGGTGATTATCTCCCTCTCCGTGTCGATGTTCTCCCATTTCAGGCCGCGTACTTCAGATAGACGCAAGCCGTGAAGCTCTAACAAGGCCGCGATCTCATAGCTCCGGCCTTTGACAGCAGCGCAGAATGGCTTAATCTCCTCCGGCTGCAGAAAAGCGATCTCGTTGACCGGCGCTTTGGCAAGCTTTATCTTCGGGATCGGATAGCCTATGTGGTCCAGAGCTGCATGGACAAGGCCCCATCCGTTTTTGACCGTCTTCTCGCTCTTGGACGCCAGCTCGTCGTCGATCATACGTTGCCAGTTGATGGTGTCCAGTCGCTTGTCCTGGTATGCGAGGAAACGAGCCTTCCGATACATCTTGTACCCGCGGATCGTGGATGGGGAAAGCGTTTTGGAATATGTATTGATATATCGATCCAGCGCCTCTCCCAGCGTGAGCTCCGATTCTTTCTTGATCTCCGTCCGCTTCCCCGTTCGGTGTTCTGCCTTGATAAGCTCAGCCTGCCGGATGCACTCCTTTTTCGTCGCAGCCGTGACAGGAATGCTTTGGCCGCCGAGGCGGAGCTGAATAAACCAGTTCCCAGATGTCATTTTCCGTGGCTCAGGTACTTTCACGAGACTGCTCCTTTTGCCGAGCCAACCGCTCGGCGGTCATTAGCTCAATAATCTCCCGTTCCTCTGGAATGGCCATCAGGCGTTCCAACTCCCGGTAAAAAGACATACATAGGTCATGTCGAGCCGTATCTGAATACTTGGATAGATCAAACGGAAGCACGTTTTCACTCTCTTCTTGTACTGGATGGTCGCGGCTTTCCTTCCACTTCTATCCTTTCAGAGACGGAAGGATCCACAGGTCCGTTACATAATTACCAAGGGTATTGTCTGGAAACTCTTGAGTCTGAATGATCTTTACGGTGGCCGCCGGAACAGTGAAACTGATCACCTTGCCCTCCGAGCCATCCCTCATATCTGCAACAGCCCAATATTGGAGGTCGTGAATCTCTGCGCCGCCCAAAGAGCGAATAATCTCACAGGCATTGTAATAATTCTGATCGATCGTCATCTTGTTGGTGAGTTGAGCGTTTATCTTCTGCTTTACGACCAGATCTGTCCCATTATAGATGACTTCCAAGATCTCGCCGGTATTTGTCTTGAGATCATCAACTGTAATATTACGAAGCCATTCCTTATCCCTGATCGGCTCCGGCGTAGGTTCAGGTGTCGGCTCTGCAGTAGGCTCAGGCGTTGGTTCTGGTGTAGGTTCTGCGGTAGGCATCGCTGTTGCTGAAGGATTTGAGCTTGTGGACGAGCCACATGCGCAGAGTGAAAAAACCAGAACAAACGTTATTACAAACGCAATCGTCCGTTTCATATTATTCTCCTTTATGCACTCTTATATTGTTGTATCTTGAAAAAAATACAAAAATGCTATTCTTTTTTCATCCAAAAAGAAATTCAAGAAATCAAAACCACATTGAAATCCGAGAGGTAGGAGGCAAAAATAGTGGAAAGCAAAAGAAAGACCCCCAGGGCAGACTTGAATAGGCGCTTCTGTCCTATATAGAGCGCACAATCGCAAAGTCATCGCCGGAAGTCGGATAACTCGCGAAAATTCCGGCGATGGGCCAGGTCATCACAAAACTATGGGGTATTCACTGATCCTTAGAAGCAAATTCGTTCAGTTTATCATAGATGGCTTGCATAAAAGCAGCAACATCTTTGCCATTTGCTTCATTTGCTGTTCTCGTAGTCGAAGAAAGCGCAGCCACGGTTATCTCTTTGACCATTTCAACAATAGTATTGTTTGTAATCCTACTCATTTGTTTTTCACCTCCTTTGTCCCTTGCCTATAGGCTGGGGATTTTAATCCGTAATAATCTTCCGAGTCTGTCACAAATTTGTAATCTATGCTATACTGTTGTCACTGTCGGCAGCAACTTATTAAAGGAGCTGTAATAATGAACGATACGCTTAAATGCCGTCTTGCAATGGAACTTTTTACGCACTTGTCTGAACAGGAGCAGGAGTATATCATTTCTTTGATAGTTTCCATTCTATCAAAGAGATAATTTCGTCCTGCTCTGAATCGGTTAGCCTATCATAGAGGTTTAATAATCTCGATCTTCGCCCATCTTCGCTTGTTCCGGGGATGGGCGTTGTTCTTTCTAAAGGGACATCAAATCCCATAAGCCAAGCTTCGCTGACACCAAGCGCAAAAGCCAAAACTGATAACTTGTCATTTCGGGGTTCTTTAACCACGCCGGATAGATACTGATTCAATGCTCCTTTGCTAAGCTTTACATTGTACATTTCACAATATGGTTTTGCGAGCCGTAAAATATCGACCTGCTTCAATCCTCGTTCATCCATGATTTGTCGAAGTCTTTGCGATGTTGTGTATGGCTTCATCAAGACACCCCCCTTCAAGCACAGTTATCATATCATCATTTGAACAAAAGTTCAAGAGAAAGTAAAACAAAAGTTCAAATTTGGTGTTGCAATTGGTAAGTGCTTGTGTTACTATTTGTACAGAAGTTCAAGAAACAGAACTTTTTGAAATGATTTGCTGGAAGGAGGTGAAATGATGAAGCGGACATCTACACCGCGGCTTGTTTATGATCTAAGCCGCTTGACAGGGCGAATTGGGGATAAGTTTGGAAAGCAGGAGGCTTTTGCGCGGGCTCTTGGAACTTCTGAGCGCTCATTGTCATTAAAGCTCAACGGAGAAAGGTATTTCAAGCCAAACGAAATCAGCAGATCAATAGAGCTACTCGGACTGACCCCTATGGACATCCCTGATTATTTTTTTACAGTAAAAGTTCAAGAAACTAAACTTCCGATCTCTGAATAAGGAGAATTCAATCAATGGTGTTAGTACAGATCACCGCAATCCTGACCGGCTTCTCGATCGAGATGCTGGTTCAGAAATTGCTCGAAAATGGGCTGTGCAAAAAGGAAGCCCTTGCCAGGGGCATCGAGTCCGAAGAGGAAGGAGGAGCATAAATGCCTAAAGTACGCCCTCTGACTGAGGCCGCACGCAAGGCCGAAGCGGAGCTAACACAGCGGCAACGCGTAGTCAGGATCATCAGCACGGCAGCTGAGTCTCGCGGTTTCGACCGCCAGACGCTGGCAAAGAAGTCCTGTATGGATGTCCAAGCTCTCAACCGCCGCATGCGCTGCGAGTCAGATTTCCGGATGCCTGAGCTTTGCAGGATCTCCGACGCTCTCGGTCTGGATGGTCAGTGCAGGGCAGCCCTGTGTGGGGCAAAAGAAAAATGCCGGTTTGAAACCGGCTATCGCGCCGGTGCAAGCGGCGCGTGAAAGGAGGACACATGGACGTAAAAAAAGAGCCGCCCTCGGTGTGCAAGACCGAGGACGGCGGCGGAGATCACCCAAACATGATTACCCGAGAATCAAAATACCAGAATACGACGGATTTGTCAAGCGGAGGTTCTTCGGGTAATGAGATCACGAACCTCCGCGTTTCTCATGCCCTTGCCGCACGGGATATGGCCGAGACGGTACAGGGGCTGTATCCCCGCTTTGATCGGTATCTGCTGAGCAAATGCGAAGCGCCTGAGCTGTATGGCATTGAGATAAGGCCCAACGCTTTGGAGCGTCTCTATATGAAATACGCGCCCGAAGCGTGGAAAAAGCGTAGAAGCAGAGACCGTCACCGCCGAAAGCGGAGCATCCGCTGCAGGCTCGACGAGAATGTTTATCAGGATCTCCTGCCTATCATTCGCAGGAAAGGATTCAATACCGTACAGGACTGGCTCGAATCGCTGATCAAATGGTTCGTTGTAGAGAACAGGAGGCACACATGGGACTGATCCCCGATGATCCGATCGTTGCCTGCATCGAGCGTACCGGATTCCCGCCATGGGAGAAGCAGGCCACGCCTATTTGTCCGGTGTGCGGGCAAGAGTGTGAAACAGTCTACTGTGATGCATCCGGAGAGATCGTCGGCTGTGACGAATGCCTCTGCCGGAAAGACGCATGGGAAACGCCGGAGTGCTTTCCCGGAAAGGAGAACGAATGAAAGGAATTGTTGTCACGTCTGACAACCAGATCGAGGTCAAAGACTTTGAGGCCCCGATGCATCGGACAGTCGGCGACGTCGTGGGCGGCTATATCGAGATTGTGCATCCGATCGGCCTTGCCGAGCCTCTGGTGATGATCGTCAACGAGGAGGGACTGATCCTGGAACTACCGATGAACACCATCGGTTCCCTGCTCTACGGCACCCATATTCACGGTGCCCCCATCGTTGGAAATCTCGTCATCATGAAAACTGGCTGGACAGACGACGGCCCCGACATTGTTGGTCTGGACGACCAGGAAGTTGAGGAGCTTACCGCCTCACTCAAAGCATTCTGCATGGTACCCGGCGAAAGCCGCTGACCATAAATACGCTCATATCGAGCACAAATTGAAAGGAGCACCCCATTATGATTGTCAACCCCGAAAACATGAGCTTCGACGGAAAGAAGTTCAGCATGATCCTCTACGGTTCCCCCGGCGTCGGAAAAACCACCCTTGCGCTCTCCGCTCCCGATCCTGTCCTGATCGACTTTGACCGCGGCATGAGCCGCGTCCGCTCTCAGCACCGCAAAGCGGCCATCTTCTGCGACACCTATGAGGATGTCCTGACAGACCTGGGCTCTCCGGATATGAAGCAGTTCCAGACTATTGTGGTCGATACCGGCGGCAGTTTCATCACCTATCTGCAGGACTGGGCGATGAGGGCCGATCCCAAGGCCAACTGCCAGAAGAACGGCGCGATCTCTCTCAAGGGCTTCGGCGCGGTGAAGATGGAGTTCAGCCGCTTTACCAGCTATGTCAAGGACACACTCAACAAGAATCTGATTTATGTGTTCCACAGTCTGGAACAGACGGACAAAGACGGGAATCCCCAAGTCCGCCTCATGTGTGAGGGAGCGGCCAAGAATATTGTCTGGACGCCCTGCGATTTCGGCGGCTATGTCCAGATGATCGGTGACCGGCGCGATATTGGCTTTACCCCGGAGCAGGAATACTTTGCCAAGGGCTGCCATGGTATCAAGGGACACTATACGGTCCCGGAGCTCGGCCCCACCGACACCAACGACTTCATCACCAGACTGTTCGACAAGGCAAAGGCAAACATCGCCGCTGAGGCGGAGGAATACGCCCCACTGAAAGAGCAGTATGACCGGGTGATGGGAGCGGTACACCAGATTCTCGATACCGTTAAGGACGTTGAAACGGCCAACCGCGCACTGAACGACATTCCCAACCTTGCCCACGCTCTCACAAGCAAAAAGGAGGCCTCGGCCATGCTCAATGAACGCGCCAAGAGTATCGGCCTGACCTACAGTAAGAGCGCCGGCGGCTTTATCCGCAAGGAGGAAAAGGAGGCATAAAGCATGGCCAGATACCTGATTACGCAGTCTCTGCTCTCCTCGTGGCTGTATATCTATGAGTGCCGTGAGGAAAAGGAAGACGAAGCCATGGCTTCTTTCTTGCATGCACTGCGCCGTGAGCCGGAAGATCTGGACGCTGAACAGCGGCAAAGGATTCAGAACGGCCATGACTTCGAGAACGAGGTCTATAAGGAGGCCTCCGGTCAGCTTCGCGCACCGCACCCCAAATGGGAGCGCGGCATCTGCGAGATCGCCGATTTTCTCAAAGGCGCTCAGTTCCAGGTCACAGCATCGCGTGAAATTGAAGTCGACGGTATCACCTTCCTGGTCTACGGCATTCTGGACGCACTGCGAGAGGGCACGATCTACGACGTGAAGTTCAAGAATAAGAGCTTCGGGTCGCTGGATCTCGCCGGAGACTATCTCAACAGCCCCCAGCACCCGCTTTACTTCTACCTCGTCCCGGAGGCCAGACAGTTCCGGTACATGGTTTCTGACGGTCAGGACCTCTACATGGAGCAGTATGAACCGGAAGATTGCCTCTCTGCCGCTGATCTGATCCTCCAGTTCGTTCAGTTCCTCAAGGCCAACAACCTGATGGACACATACCTGGAACACTGGCAGGCCCGGTCATGAAGGGCCGGATCATCGACTTCTCCATGAGCTTCGGCGGGAAACAGCGTGTCACGCTGGAGCTCGACACCGACTTCCGCGAGGGCTACGAAGCCCTCAAGGAGGCGGTGCTGGAGATCACCATCAAAAAGTGGAGAGCCAAGCGCAGCAACGACGCCAACAAGTATTTCCACCTGCTGGTCAATGAAATCGCCGCTGCGCGCGGGATCTCCGATGATCAGGTCAAAATCGATCTGGTCACACAGTATGGCACCTATGCCCGCGACGATGATGGGATGATCGTTGGGTTCAAGCTCCCGGCCTCTGTCGATGTGAGCACGATCTACCCCTATACCCGCATGTACAAAGAGGTTGAGGAGAACGGAAAGCTCTTCAAGTGCTACCTCGTATACAAGCAGACGCGCCTCATGGACACCAAGGAGTTTTCCCATCTGATCGATGGCGCGGTACAGGTTGCCCAGGAATTAAACATCGACACCGACACGCCCGACCGGGCCGGTTGGTGGGAAAGTCTGAAAGGAGACAAAAAATGAGCAAGACCATTGTTACCAAGAGCGGAATCGTTATCCACGCCACTGATACTGTCACCATCCCCCGCAGCGAATACAACAAGCTGCTCGCTGCGAAAGTGCAGATCGATATGATCCTCTCCGTCGCCGATAAGAGCGGTTACGGCTGTGCCGATATCGTCAAGGGTGCCCGCAGTCTGGACGAGTACAGCAAGGCTCTGACGATCGCCGAGGAACACTACAGCGAGCTGGTAGAAGCCCGCGATGAGACGGTTGGAGAGCTCACGGCGGATGTCGAGCGGCTGAAAGAGGCACTCAATAAGGCCGCTTCCTCGGAGCCGGAGGAACACACAGATGCTTAACCACATCACAATCATGGGCCGCCTGACCCGTGATCCCGAACTGCGCTATACGCAGTCTCAGATTCCCGTTGCTTCCTTCACCGTGGCCTGCGAGCGTGATTACGCCGCAGGCGGCGGTGACCGGGAGACGGACTTCATCGACTGTGTAGCATGGCGCAGCACCGCGGAATTCGTGTCCAAGTATTTCCGCAAAGGCGGAATGGTCGTCGCCTCTGGCCGGCTCCAATCCCGCAGGTGGACAGATAAAGACAACAACAAGCGTACCTCGTGGGAGATCCTCGCCGACAGCTGCTATTTTGGGGAATCCAAGCGGGACAGTGAAAACAGCAGCTACCAGCGGCAGACGCAGCAGCCAGGCGGTTATCAACGGTCCTCCCGTGCTCCCGATCGCGGCGTAGACGTCACCCCTCCGCAGCAGTTCCAGGAGCTGGACGATGACGACGGCGAGCTGCCGTTCTGATCGGAGGTAGCCTATGGCAGCACGAGATACAGAGCGGTACTACTGGCTGAAACTCCACAAGGATTTCTTCAAACGGCATGATATCACGGTCATTGAGGATATGCCAAACGGCAAGGACTATGTGCTCTTTTATCTCAAACTCATGCTTGAAAGCGTGGATCACGAAGGGGCGCTTCGCTTTTCAGACACTATCCCATATTCGGAAACGATGCTCGCCAGCGTGACGCATACAAATGTTGATGTCGTTCGCTCTGCTCTAAAGGTTTTGACGGAACTGGGCATGGTGGAAGTCTTTGACGATAAAACTTTATTCATGACCGAGGTCGCAAAGCTATTGGATAGCGAAACCTATGCTGCCAGAAGAAAGCGTGAGCAGCGCAAAATCGAGGGCGCGGGGGACAATGTCCCCCGACTGTCCCCCGATTGTCCCCAAGATATAGAGATAGATCCAGAGATAGAGAAAGAACCAGAGAAAGAGCAAGAGAAAGAAGACGAGACATTTTCTGACGAAAATGTTTGTCGCCCGCAGGACGTGCGACAAGTCTTTGATGCATGGCAGAGTTTGGGCATTCAGAGGCTTCGGAAGATCCCCGACGCGACCACTTCCACCGGAAAGATGCTCCGCGCCCGTATCAAGGATTACGGTATCAGTTCTGTGCTGGAGGCCGTGGAGATCGTCAGGAACAGCGATTTCCTGATGGGCAAGGTCAAGGATTTTCAAATCACCTTTGACTGGTTTGTGCGCCCCAATAATTTCCTGAACATTGTGAACGGCAAGTATGACAACCGGACTGGCCGGGAATCCGACACGCGGCACGGTCGGGAAATGAAAGAGACCTATAACACCATAGAGAGGTGGGCTGAAGAACGTGCCAATGACAGTGAAGGAATTTGAGAAGATCACCAAGGGCATCACGACGGCCTTTCCCTGGGCGAATCTCTTTCCCAATCCCGAAGCCGTGGAAATCTGGTACCGCAAATTGGGAGATATCCCCTACGACGTCATGGCGGCAGTTGTCAACCGATGGCTCGAAACCAAGACACAGCCGCCGACCATTGCCGCTCTCCGTCAGGAGGCGGATATCGTTGTAAACGGTCTGCCTCCCACGTGGGCCGATGGGTGGGAACAGGTACATAGGGCAGTCGGTAGATACGGCTATATGCGTGGGGAGGCGGCTCTGGCCTCGATGGACGAGCTTACCGCCGAGACAGTGCGCCGAATCGGCTGGCAGCAGATCTGTGAGAGCGAGAACATTGATGCGCTGCGGGCAAACTTCCGCATGGTCTATGAAACCCTCTCCCGCCGTCTGCAGGAAAACAGGTTGCTCTCACCCGGAACGCAAGAGCGATTACAGGCCGTGAGGGCGGCACCTCAAATTGCCGCCCTTGCCGAAATGATGAAAATGCCCGAACCGGGCGAAAAAGAAAAAGGAGGACACAAATGAAGAGTTATCCCGTCCCTGTCGTGAGGAGCGAAGGGAACCCGTATTTTTCCCGCATGAACAATCCCCTGCCGTCCACTGCAAAACGCTGGGCTGTCCGGTTCATCCGACAGCATGGCATTCTGATCGCCGCACTGCTCCTGATCGTAGCCTGGTCCTTGGGTGTCTCCGCTGTGACCGCCCACCGTGTGAAAAAGGATGTCACAGAACAGATCTCCGCCCAGTATGCCGCCGAGTACGAGAAGAAAATCAATGCATTCTATGACGAGCAGGCCGAGGCGGCCAGGGCCAAAGACGAGGCCTCGCGGACTGCGGAGGCCCAGATGCAGAGAGAGGCCGAGGCGATTGCCCGCGTCATTGGCACCATGAACACCAAGCGCATGAAGGGCACTCTCTGTTGGAACATCCTGTGCCGCGTAGATAATCCGCTCTATCCGGGAAGCGTGGAGGAAGTCATCGAGCAGCCCTCGCAGTGGGTTTTCTATCGGGAAAACAACCCGATCAGCGAGGATGATGTGCAGTTGGCTCTTGAGCAGCTGCGCATCTGGCACGATGGCCGTTACCCCGCCGGCCTTTCCAGTGCGTTCGTATACGGCGAATGGAGCGAGTATGACTATGTTATCCGTGATACATGGGATAAACATAGCCGCACGAATTACTGGAGGTTCCCGGAATGAAGCATCTGCACAATCTCGCACAGATATAGGAGGCGCGGGATATGGGAAAGGCAGCACGCGCCGTCAGAACCGGCGTCCAGGCAGAATTTATCAAAAAGTTTGAGTCCTTGTCCGGGCGGTATTCCATCCGGCAAATCTGGGAGGACTGGGTGGTCATGTCTGCGATCAGTATCTCCAACGTCGTCGATCAGGTTCACGCCACGGAGAGGGAGAAGCACTACAGGACGCTGGCCAGCAAATACCAGCCGCAGGAGCTGCTCGTTTTCTCTGAGCTGTTCGTGGATTTCGTCAATGCCATGGACAGAAATCCCGATCAGGATTTCCTTGGGGAAATGTACATGGCTGTCGGGATGGGCAACGAGCACGCCGGGCAGTTCTTCACCCCATACGATGTATGCCGCTGCATGAGCGAGATCGTTTCAAACTTCGATCTACTCAAGGCCGAGATTGAGCAAAAGGGCTTCGTCTCCGTGCTGGACCCGGCCTGCGGCGCGGGGGCGCTCCTGGTTGCTTTCGCCAATGACTGTCTGAGGAAGGATATCAACTACCAGACTTCGGTGCTGTTCGTTGCCCAGGACATCGATTACCTCGTCGGGTGTATGTGCTACCTGCAGCTGAGCATCCTCGGCTGTGCGGGATATGTGAAGATCGGTGACAGCCTCGCAAATCCAACCACATTCCACGATCCCCGCGGCCTGATCCCATGCGGCGACGGAAACATCTGGTACACGCCGTTCTATTTCCGGGAAGAATGGCACATCCGGCGGCTGGCTGCATCAATGGCGCTGCTCTTCAGCAAGCTCCCTACGACAGAGAAAGCCGAGGAGCTGCCCGCCGAGGCCGCTGCTGCCCCGTTGCAACCGCTTCCAGAGCCCGAGGACCCCACACCCCCTGTAACTATATCCCCCGAGCCGGAACCACCCGTGGAAGCCGAGGAAACGGCCTACAACGAAAACAAATACGGACAGCTCATGTTCTTTTGAGGAGGAATCAAATGCTGGATAAATTGCCGCCGCTGCCTCAGCCGAAGCCAGAGAATCTGATCCGGGGCTGGAAGAACAGGGCCGAGGGAAAAGCCTTTGAGGACCGGCTTGACCGCAGCTTTGCCTATTACGCGGAGCGCGGCTTTGCCCTGATCGACAAGACGCCGGAACCGTTCAAAATCATCAAGCGCCTGGAGCATACCCGCTTCATCGGCTGCTTTCTCAAAAAGGCGCAGCCGGATTACAAGGGCACCGTCAAGGGCGGGCGATCGGTGATCTTTGAAGCCAAACACACCACGAGCGACCGGATCGAGCAGGACAGGGTGAGCGATGTGCAGGCAGACTATATGACGAAGGCGTCGGCGCTCGGTGCCCGATGCTATGTCCTCGCCGGTTATAAGTCAGGTAGCGTCTACCGCATCCCCTGGTCGGCGTGGGCCGACATGAAAAGAATCTTCGGCCACAAGTATGTGACCGAAGAGCAATTGAAGAAATATCAGGTTCAGACGTCATGGAACGATCTGCTCCTGATACTGGAATAAAAGGAGATATATGAGCAGATTTACACAATTGGTGGACACCGGAAAGTACTCTAAGGAAATGCTCTCCGATGATCAGAGGAAAAGAATTGAGGGGATGGAGAATGTCGAAGAATTGATTGATTCGTTTGAATCCTTCTTCATCGAATATTTTGATTTGTCCGAAGACGTTGTTCTCGACAAGATTCGTCTTGATTGTATGGAGGAAACCATGGAGGCTTTCCGCGAGTATCTGCACTCAAACATCTGCGAACGTATTGTGACGCTGGCAGATCAGAACTGAAAGGAGAAAACTATGAGTGAAATCAGCAAGTATGAGGCCCAGAAAAAGAAACTGGATGACCTCTGCAAAGAGCACGATCTGACCTATCGCTTCCGCAACAAGAGCTATCCGATCACGATGACCGTCCGTCCCATTCAGGGCGTGACCGAGCAGCTTTCGCTTCTCGCGGACGCTGAGCAGAATGACTACATCTCGCCGGACGCATCCATGGTTATCTACCGCAAGGACGGCGAGGACGTCAAGACGAAGTTCAACGGAACCTTTACGATCAGCAAGGCTCTGCAGAGCAAGTTCGTAAACATCTATTCGAAGATGTGCGATTACTGGCTCCTGTATTTCTTCCGGGAAATGGTCAATCGCGGTCTCTCCAGCGGATCCATGCCCGTCATCGATGAAGCTGAGGCCGACGACAGCGGGGATGAGGATTTCGAGCCGGATGAATCGGACGAGGGCAGCGAGGATTATCCGGCGAGCGACGGCAGCGATCCCGACGAGGATCTGATCACCGCGTCCACGCTCCTGGTCAGGCAGGAAAACAAAGCGACTGTGAGCCTGCTGCAGCGCCGTCTGAACCTCGGCTATTCCAAGGCCGCGCGGCTTATGGATATGCTGGAAGAGCGCGGTGTGGTTGGCCCCTATCGCGGTGCTGAGCCGCGTGAGGTGCTTCCCTATGACGTTCCGGAGGATTAAGCCATGGCCGACATTGTGATGATCCCGATTGATAAACTCAATCCTCACCCGGACAATCCCAGAAAAGAGCTCGGCGATCTGTCCGAGCTGGCAGAGAGCATCAAGGCCAAAGGCGTCCTTCAAAATCTGACGGTCGTTCCCTATTACTCGAAGGTGCATAAGCGTGTGATGGACGGCCTGTATACCATCCTGATTGGCCACCGGCGGGCAAGTGCGGCGAAGCTGGCCGGGCTCACAGAACTGCCCTGCACCATCGTGGACATGAGCTATGAGGACCAGATTGCCACCATGCTTGTAGAGAATATGCAGCGGTCTGACCTGTCCATCTATGAGGAGGCCAAGGGCTTCCAGATGATGCTGGATCTCGGAAAAACGATACAGGATGTATCGGCAATGTCCGGCTTCTCCGAGGCCACCGTCAGGCGCCGCGTAAAGCTCGCCGAACTGGACGAGAAGAAATTCAAGAAGGCCGTGGAGCGCGGTGCTACCCTCTTCGATTTTGCCGAGATGGACAAGATCGACGATCCGGCCGTCAAAGACGATCTGCTTGGGAAACTGGGAACAAAGGACTGGAAAAACGCCCTCTCAGCCGCAATTGAAAATCAGAAGACCAAGGCTCTGCTCGACAAATGGGCCGGACAGGTTTCTGCCTTTGCCACAAAGATTGACAAGGTTGAATGGCAGGGCAGCCAGAAAACCGGATTTATCGGTGATCGGACTTTCCCTGTAGAGTATGTCACCAACTATAGCAAATATGGAGACAAGGGCAAGGACGCCATCAAGCCTGAGGACGACGGCGCCGAGGAGTATTTCTTCGTACAGAAAGAAACGGAAATCACCCTCTACAAAAAGTGGAAGCGAAATCCCGAGGCGGAGCGAAAGCAAATCGAGGACAAAATTCGTGCGGATGCCTATCAGAAACTCAAAGGGCAGTTCACAGAAATGACCGAGCGGCACAGAAAACTTCGCCTTGATTTTGTCAAAAACTTCAATCAGTACCAGAAGCGTGACGTGAACGTATTGGAGTTCGTCACAGAGGCCATGATCGACGCGAAGCAGAACGGCGGTGGTTATTCCAACAATGCGAGCATCACGGAGCTGGCTGCTATGCTCGGTGTAAAAATGCAGGAAGGCAGCGGCCCCAAAAAACTGGATTACGCGGAGTTCCTTTCTGCCAAAATGCAGCATCCGGAGCGGACGGCGCTGATTACCGCAATGTGGATCCTCGACACGGGTAAATACTGGCGTGAAACATGGGACGCCGAGGAAAGCCAGTGGCATATCGTCTACAGCGAAGACCCCGACCTGGATATGGTTTACCGCCTCCTGGGTAGTCTTGGCTATGTCAGCAGCACCGAGGAAGTGGAGCTGCGCGGCGGTACGCACAATCTGTTCTACAAGAAGGAGGGCAATTAACATGGACACCTGCAGATCCTGCGGCGCACCGATTGTATGGCTGCGCACAAAAGCCGGAAAGTCAATGCCCTGCAATGCGGGGCTGATCCCGTACAAGGCAAATCCAAACGGAAAGCAGATCCTGATCACAGACTGGGGCGATGCCGTCCGCTGCGATCTCACCTTTACCGGGCCGCCGACCGGGAAAGCCCGTATGTCTCACTTCGCCACCTGCCCGAATGCCCGGCAGCATCGAAAGAGGTAGTCAGCATGGACGAGCAGAGGTGCTTTCTCTGCGGACGGAACGGGAACGGGGATGCATTGGAGATTCACCATGTATTCCCCGGTTCTCTCCGGGAGAAATCGGAAAGGTACGGGCTTGTCGTTCCCCTGTGCGGAAATCGCTGCCACCGCCTGGGAAAAAAATCTGCCCACAAATGCGAGGAAACTGCCCTGATGCTCAAGCAATGGGCCCAGCGCAAAGCCATGGAGGAAAACGGCTGGACCATGGAGGACTGGCACAGGGAGTTCGGTAAAAATTACTTATAGGAGGACTACATGAGCAAACGCATAATGCCGCCGACGAACTGTCTGGCTGGCGGCTGCAGTACGATAGGTTTTTGCTCTCGCTGCGGCTTTGACGATGCTGAGAACGAAAGGCGGAAAGAATTGCCGCTTGTTTTATGCCGCGACGGCCTGCGGAGAAAGATCATTCCGCGTAAAGATCAGGAACAGGAGGAAGCAACCAATGAATAAGATCATGCAAGCTTTATCATCCCCCGGCAACATATCACTGGCGGTCTGTCTGATTATCGCCGTAGCTCTAACCGTTACCCTGATTGTCTTGGTCAGGAAATGGGATGAAGATGACGAGCTCGGCCCGTGCTGCCGGTGCTGCGCCTACTGGTTCAAAGAGGATGACCGTGGTATGTGCGAAAAGCACTCCAACAAGAACGCCGTCTGCTATACGGCGCCAAACTATTTCTGTCGAGACTTCGACGGGATATTCCCCTGGGAGGAGGATCTGCAGAATGAATAAGATTGTTACCCTATGCCCGACGTGCGCCGACACGATGAAGTCAGGTTATTCTGTCAAGAAGGTCACCAATGCCACGACGGCGCTCAAGAAGCAGTGTGAGAACTGTGGGATGAAAGGCTCGGCCTATTTTCTCTTCCGGTACCTGATCTCAAAGAAAGGGAAGTGATCGATGCCATGACCAGGAAGAGATTCATCAAGCTCCTTATGAGCGAGGGCTATAGCCGAGACGCTGCTGTTCTTCGGGCGGACTATCTGCGCGGTGATCGGTCGTACCAGAAATACTACGACTCCATGAGGATGGAACGAGCCATACAGGGCAGCATGAAGCAAATCCGAAACCTTGGAGGCGCGTTGAGAGAACTGGCTTTCGCTATGGGGCAGTGCTTGCGAGCGATTGCCGATCTGTTTTCTTCTCCGCCTATGCAGGCACTTGCAGAGCAGGCTCTTCAAAAGGACAAGGATGGGAGGCCGTGAACGCTATCGTCAAATACCCTGGCTCAAAGTGGAATATTGCACAGTGGATCATCGATTTCTTTCCACAGCACCATAGCTACCTGGAGCCGTTCTTCGGCTCAGGCGCTGTGCTGTTCACCAAGAGCCGAAGTCCGATCGAAACGGTGAACGATCTTGACGGCGACGTGGTGAACCTGTTCGACTGGATCAAGCGAGATCCAGAACGTCTGGCCGATGCCATCTACTGGACGCCTTACTCACGGGAGGTCTATGACCGAGCGATTGATGCATACAAGGCCGGTGTCAATGGCAGTTTTGAACGAGCCGTCGTCTTCTGCACAAAGCTGATGATGGGGCATGGCTTCAGGACGAACGAGATCAAGGTCGGCTGGAAAAACGATGTGCAGGGCCGGGAAGCGGCCTATGCTGCCAAGGGATGGTGTGATACTCCCCAGCGCATCATAGAGGCCGCGGAACGGCTGCGCGGGGTCCAGATCGAGAATCGCCCGGCGCTCGAGGTAATCACCCGGTTCAACTTTCCGAACGTGCTGATCTACGCAGACCCGCCGTATCTCCTCGGTACCAGGCACGGAAAGCAATACGCTTGTGAAATGACTGATGCCGATCACGCTGATCTGCTCGATGCACTCAAGCAGCACCGCGGTCCCGTTCTTCTATCAGGATATGAAAGCCCGCTGTACCGAGAGGCACTGAAAAACTGGCACCGTGAGGAGATCGACGTGCGAGCACAAACCGCAGCCAAGCGCCGGGAGGTTCTTTGGATGAACTTCGAGCCTGCCGGTCAGATGAAAATCTTTTGAAAGGAGAATGTGAATTGAGCATTCTGATAAAAGGCATTGAGATGCCGAAGAAATGCGGTTGCTGCTTTGCTGCATCCGCAACATGGACAAGACCATGCTGGAAGAGATCAGGGACAAGGTTCTTGCCGCCGGCTATGACGCGTTCGGCATGAAAGCCCCGCCACCATCCAACGGTGACAAACTCCGGCGCAGTTCTGATGCGGAACTGGCAGCATTTATCTCGTATGTGATCGGCAATATCAACGCCTACGACGGCACCTGTATTCTTCCCGGCGGCCATGCTGTGACAACAGTGGACGATATTCTGAAATGGATCAAGTCTCCGGTGTCGATCCCGGTTGATATAGGCTTGCCGTATTGACAGCGCGCCACAGGAGTACAGTAAATAATGACCTCCAAACTAAAAAAGCATTTCAATCGTTGGAATAAATGGAGAAAGCTATCTGCTGATGGGCGTATGCACAAGCTGTTGGTTCTCATTGGCTTCGTGCACAGTCCAACATTCGCCTTAGTTCTTGACGATGAAACCGAAGAGCAGATCCATAACAGGTTTGAACAGGTATTACGTGACACTGAGCCTATCGATGGTATTTCTACTGTCGAATTGACAAATTTTATGCAGCAGTTTACGATCTCAACGGGGGTGATGCAGAACAATGACGCTTGCAGATCTGAACGGTCACCGGGACATGGTTACCCAACTTCATGACGCCAGGGAGACCTTACAGAAGATGCAAGGACAAATCCTCAGTGCCCAGCACTTTGACGGGATGCCGCACGCGCACAACGCCACTCGCGGCACAGAAAACATAGCGATCTCCATGCAGATCGCTATTGACGACGTGGCTCGTCTGGAGCGCATTGTCAAACGGTCGGAGGAAAGCGGTATCCGGGACTGGATCATGAGCATCCCGGATTTTCAGACGAAGGTGATCTTTGCCCTGCGCTTTCTCGATGGCAACTCCTGGGAGAGCGTAGCAGCGTCCATCGGTGGCCGTAACAGCGAGGAAGCGGTAAAAGCAGTGTGCTATCGGTATCTCAACATAGAGAACGGCGCTTAGTTTGCCCCAGAGGCCATTTCCAGCCGTTGCAACGGCCTTTACCCGCGCACCCTATATTCGTATATCCCCCGACACCAAAAACGCGAAGGAAACGCTTTCCTGGTCAAAAAAAAAGAAACCCCTACCAAATCGGTGGTCACCGAAATGGCAGGGGCTTTTCTTACTTGTTGTAGGTACCGAGGACGCAGCGTTCAGCGCGATCCTCAGCACGTCTGTTCATCCACATCAGAGCCTCCTCGATGTGGGTCAGCGCGCAGGCGTTCTCCCGGCAGGCATACGGACCGGACTGGAATGCGCGCAGCCGGTCGCGCACCATCTCCAGCAAGTCGCCGTCGAGGACACCGTGCTGCGAGCTGGGATCATCGCGCGGGCCTTTCTGGAACTGGATCACACAGATGGGATTCCCGTTCTCAGGATCATCGTTTGCCGCATAGACATCATACTCGTGGTATGCACCGCCGGGGCCGGGCTCACCATCACGGTACACAGCATTCAGGTTGTTGCGCGTCTGAATAGTTGAAATCTTCTGTTCGCTCATTTTGCTCTCTCCATTTCTGTTTCGTAATCGGCACCAATTTCAAGACTGTCGTCTGCTTGCGTTTTGCTGAAGCTATTGTTGAATTCATTGACCGCGGCTTCGAGCATGGCAATCAACTCGACATCTGAGATGGTGATGCCGTACTCGGCCAGCAGCTCCGAGGCTTTCAGCATGGCCATTTTCAGCTTCTCATGGCCGTGAAAATCTTTATAGACCTGCTCGACAAAGCGCACGGCCGTCTTGCAAATGTCCTGTTTCACCTTCGTGGTGACAAACTGCTGGTACAGGCGCTTGGCCTGGGTTCCGAGGAAGGCGGCGAAAGCAAGGAACAGGACAAGCAGAATCTGGTTGATGTACTGGCTCATGATAATTCTCCTTTTCAGTCTTTTTTGTTTGTGTCTTCTGTAATTTCACGCATGCCGGGCGGCACTGAATCGGACGTTTTGCCTTTCAGAATTTTTGCTCCGGCAATTAGCCATTCAGGGATCGGCGCGCCCAGTCGCTTCACGTTTTCGAGGATGCTTCCCACTTCCGTGAAGAAGTACCACACGGAAACGATCAATGTAATATAATTGCCATAGGGGATGCCCTCGACAATCTGTGCAGCTCCGGTGTGCAGGATCACATCGACAGCAATATCACAAAGAGCTGCAACGAGCAGCGCAAATATTTCCCCGAGTTTGTGCCAGAGGCCTTCACGGGCTAATTTGCTTGTCCACTCGCCATTTGCCTTAGCTGCCGCCGTCCCGGTGATGTAATCCAGAGCTATAGCAAGGATCAACAGGAATACAATCCATCCGACCCAGCCCCAGAGGGCGGTAAAAAAGGCGAAGCCCGCGGCAATAAATGCCTTGACTTCCTGGGCTTTTGTTGGCGCATTCATGGTGTTATACCTCCGATTTGTTAATAAGCGCGGCCCAGCACTGCCCGTCGCACACGCCAGTCGTTGGCAGACCGCGCATCGCCTGGAATCGCCTCAGCGCGGTCTCTGTGCCGTCTCCAAATTTGCCGTCGCAAGTGCCGTCACGCCGGATGGTGTTTTCGGGGCTGCACCCGTGCAAGACAAGCTGCGACTGCATCTCCTGCACGTAATAGCCCGTGTCACCGCACCGCAGTTCCGGGAGCTGCACAACCACGGCAAAAAGTTCGCGCTCCGGTTCGGCCGGCGCGGGCTCGCCCGTGTACCGAAGCACACAATCCCAGCCGCTCGAATAGACGTAATACGGCTGCACGCGGATCTCATTGCCGCTCTGATCGCCCTGTATAGAATTCCCCTCACTGCTGCGTGCGTGAACGATACGGCCACCGCCGATGCACATCGCAGTGTGATTGCGCTCGTTCAGCAGCACGTCGCCGCGCTGAAGGCCGTCACCGGTCGTCAGGTTCACGCTGCCGCTCACGTCGGCAAAACCGCAGGCGAGGAACGCCGTCTTCATATTGCCCGTATAGCTCGCGCCGGCGCTGCGCACCGGCACGCCCGCCTGCTGCCACGCCGAAATTACCAGCGACGAGCAGTCATAGTCCGGCCCCCAGCGGTTGGCCTGGCTGTAGCCGTGCGAATTATTGTTGGCAATGTCGATTGCCCACTGTACCGCATTTTCTATCGTGTTCATTTACTCATCCTCCAACAATCCGGAATGTGTGTGTTCGTCATTGTCCGCGATCTCGACCTCCTTGCCGGTCAGATCAGTGTTCTCTTCATCCATCGGTAAACACCTCCAAAGAGAAAGAAGACCAGCTCACATGAACTGATCTTCTTCGATAATTTCCTCGTCCTCTCCGAAATGTCGTCGGACAAGGACGAAGTCTTCTAAGGTTTTGTTTCTCAGATCCTCACAGTCACAATGACTCATTAGCCCAAGATAGCTGGTGATCACGCTTTCGCAGTATTCCAGGGGCAACTCGCCGGTACTGTAGTGCTCCATGACAAACCGGAGATGCCGCTTCATATTTAGGCTGGTGCTTTTTCTCAGCGTCGTTCGCCCCGGCCACACCATGCGCCCAATGAATTCCACGCCGGTACCGACAGGCATTACAGCAGTCTTTTTGTTCAACTGAAGCCCAAGGTGTTCCTGCATGAAATCATCTATCTCTGCGATCGCCTCCCAGCACTCGTCTTTCCCCGGCAAAAGAATCATCATGTCGTCCATGTACCGGATATAGTACGGGATGCGCATAACGCGCTTGATGTAATGGTCGAGCGGTGTCAGCACCACATTGGCCGTTGTCTGGGAGATCAGGCTGCCGACCTGCATCCCTCGGCCGCAGATTCTTTCGGCGGTAGTGACGTCGGTGCAATGGAGTGGCAAGCCAAATGGCCGGCCGTCGCAGCGGATCGCCACATTGAGGAACCATGCCATACGGGGATCGTCCAGAGGCCGCAGCAGTTCTCGCATCTGAACTTCAATAGGAATGCGGAAAAAGAACTTTGCTATATCGAGCTTGCCTATGTACCACCGCTCTTGCTTTCCGTCCAGCATTTTCATCCACTGCTGCAGGGTATTAACTGCATTGATTTGACCGCCTCCGGGGATGCTCCCGTAACTGTGTTCATAGAAAGACTTGGAATAGATCGGCCAAAGGACGTTATATGCTGCGCAGTTGACCACCCGATCGCCGAATTGTTGAGAGTGAATCAGTCTGAGCTTCGGAAAATACTCGTAGAATGGCCGCAGTTCTCCGGGGGTATATGTCTGCCAGTACAGGCGGTTCACATCGTTGATGATATTTTCTTCAAGGTTGGCAGAATAGCGTAATACCTCCGGGCGCTCGCGCTTGGATTTGCGCGCCAACAGATAGCCGTCATACATATTCTCGAAAGTGTCAAACTCTTCGAAAACATGAGAGTATTTTTCCATTCTGCCACTCCTCTTATCCCCGGCCTATCAGACGCCGTGCGGCTTTGGACACCGCCGGAACGTCGGATTACCGAAGAGAATGTTTTTGGGCTACGATATAACCCCGGGGATAGTCCCCTTATGCCCGGTACTGATTGCAGGCCCTTGAGCCTGCAACATGAGACTTTTGGGCATGAGCGGAGCGGAAGCCGATGTTCGTGTTCGAGTTGCCGCGGGAGTTGTTGCCGTTCGAGTAGAACACACCGGCGTTCGTGCCGTTGTTCCAGTTGCCGCCGCATAACCAACAACGTTCGTGGACTATTCCCTCTGCTTTGCGGCCCGTTCATTGACGGTCTTGATCCAGCCGCCGAGCATTTTACCGATTTCGACCACCATAGCTGACCAGTTCTCGTACTTCTCCATTGGAAGAAATCGTAGCCTATACGCCAACCGGATATAGATACGGAGCTTCATAATCTCTATGTCCAGATCCTGCAAAGTGGTCTTTTTGTAGTATCGTTTCTGAGCTGTAATCGCAAGCGACACCATTTCATCCATGCATCGCTTGATATCCGTTGCCAGAGCGTACTTCTCGGACTTAGGGAATTGCCGGAGACACACATAGCCATATTCCATCATGTCAAGGATTCTTTGAAGCAGCAGAAATTCTTTTGTTTCGCTGATCTCTCCCATTTTGCTCTTTCCTCCGTCCAAGTGTGGCAATTCTACCACTGCTGAGCGGAGGGAAGAGCAAAATGGAATTTTATTACGGAATACCGTAATTTTCATAAAAATTTTTTTCGCCCTTCGGGCGAAGAAATCGCGATGCTCCGCTACCGCGGAGCAAAACAGCACACAGTGGGTCAGTACTCAGGGTACATAATAAGCGGAGCGGAAGCCGATGGACGCGCTCGAGTGGCCGCGGGAGCTGTTGCCGTACGAGTAGAACACACCGGCGTCCGTGCCGTTGTTCCAGGCGCCGCCGCATAACCAACAACGGTCGGCGGCGCCGTTGTTGAAATAGAAGTAATCACTATCAAAGTCAGTGACACTCAGATCATAACGGCAGAGCCCGATCGAAGCCAGTACAAGTCTGGCCGCATCGCTGATTGTACTGTCGCAGCTCACAGCATTCCACGGGCATCCGCGCCCGCTATCGGACTTGCTGGTGATCGTAGTGGAATACTGGACGTGGCTGTTGACGAAATCCATCTTCACAGAGCCCTCGGTCGTGCCTCTGCCGTCCGGGGCAATGAGACTGCCGTCGGCTGCATTGATCGCCATCCAAAGCGCGGAGTTGGCCGCCTGGGAGTGATCCTTGTTCGCGGCGTTGTTGTTCGCAAGAAGCTGAATCTCGCCGTACACCATCCGCACACCGCCGGTCCATTCCCACACATTGCCGTTCAAATCCCAGATGCCAGAGGGCGTCCGGTCATGGCTCCATGTCAGAGGGCCGGTACCGGTAGCGACACGCTGGATGCGATTGCTGCTGTCACGGGCCATAGACGGGATGGCCCGGTAGACAGATTCTCGCGTATCTTTGCCGTAGTCGTTGTTGCCATAGGGCATAGTTCCGTTCTGCTTGCACCACCAAGCCAGCAGCGCCCATTCCGTTTTGGTCATCAGATGCCATCCAGCACCCTTGGCCGTACAGGCCGATATCGCCTGATCGAAGGTGATCGAGGCGCGCGGATCCCGGGCGGGCAGGGAATACGCTCTGCTATTCTGCACGATGTTCTGATATTTCGAGATCCAGATCGCGTCTTTCTCCACATCATCCACCTTAAATGCCGGGAAGATTTCGGTGGAGGTTCCGAGGCCGAGCTGAGCATAGGTCATCTTGGGAATCTTCACCATCACCGACGGCTTGCCCACATCGTCATACAAAAGCTCATTGTTGGGGCAAATGCACTGCAGCGCCAGGTTGGTCAGGTCAAAGTTGTTGTTTGCCATAGATCATTCCTCCTCAATCGCCCACAGGCTAAGCGTGACAGTGTCCATGTCCAGGGGCACAGGGACAGGGGCCTCTCCCCCGCCCTCTTCCTCTCCAGGATCTCCGAGTTCGACATCCGCGCCGATCACTACGGTTTCCGGCTGTTCGTACTGTCTGGCCGGGATGTCGATCTCGGCCACATAGCGCCGCCCTGCGGCTGCGCCGATCACCAGCTCCCCATCTCTGTCCGCGCATACGTCGATATGAACGGGATCGTCCCGCTCGCGCTTGACCAGGTTAATTGTCAGGTCATCGTCAAAGGTGATCTTCTTGTTCCGGACGCTATAGGGGATCTTCGGCCCCTCATTCTTATGCACGATGATCATTTACGCCATACCTCCAAATACCTGATATTTCACAGTGACGGACGATGCCGACCCCGTATACTCCAACTTGAAGCCATTGACCAACTTGGCCGACACGATAATGTCTCCCACGTTGCCGACGGCAGCCGTCACCTCATAGTCCACTATGTAATTCTGACTTGCCCGCTCCGTCACCAGCGGAACCGTCACCTGACTGTCATTGAATGGGAAAGCCTGCGAGTTCGTCAGTGTTACGCTGCCGGCCTCGATCTCTGTCCGGGACATGAGCTTCGTGATATTCCCCTCGGCGGTGGTTGCTCTGCCCTCCAGGGAAACGATCTTCCCTTCTGCTGTGGTCAAGCGCGTTCCATGGCTGGTTGCCGTGCTTTCCAGGGTCGAGATTCTTCCCTCGTCGGTAGTCCTCGAAGATTCGAGGCTGCTGATTCTATCGCCCCAGTCTGCCTCTGTTTGAGTAATCCAGGTGATGATAAGCGCAAGAGCCGTCTGCAGATCGTTGACAGCGTTGCCGAGATAGCCGGACGGGTGAGGATCTTCTTCTCGGTAAATGATTCGATCAGCACTCGACTCGGAGGAATTTGCCACTGTATAGGTCCATGTGTCGCCGTTGGTGTAGTACACCGTATAGGTGTCAACAACACCAGCGCTACTCGTCAGGGCAATATGGTCGATGCCGTTGCCGGTATCTCCTTTATCCCCCTTGTCGCCCTTGGCCCCGTGCAGAATGTCAACGGATTGTCCCTCGGGATGCTGGACGTCAGTGATCGTGATGCGGTAACCTCCGGTGATAGCGGTCACTGTGATCGTTGGGCTTGTCCCATCGGTGCCATCCATCACATCGACTGTTTGGCCGCTGGGATGTGCCGCATCGATTATGGTGATTCTGTGCCCGCCATCAATGTCCGTGACTGTTATGGAGGGCGAAACGCCGTCCTGCCCTCTGACGCGACCGATGACCTGATCAATTGTTTCATGTTGAGGTGCGTTCATGCTTTGCCTCCTAAAACTTGCCTGAATGGTGTGAAAAGCCCTCTTCGTTAACGGTTGTGCCGGGGTGAGCGGCGGTGTCCAACTGCGCGCTTGTTTCGTTTTCTTCAACATAGACTTCTTTCACAGCCTTCAACGTTCTATTGTCGCGCGGTCGATCCCATGCGATAGTTACCATAGCCGGGTGATAAAGCTCAAATTCTTTGTCGTCCCGCCGCTCGCCATCGTCCGTAAAAAAAAGCGATAGGGCGATCCTGTCGAGAACATCTGAAAAGTTGGGCTTGTTATAATGCCGCGGTTCGTCTTCGGCTGTCGGATAGTTCAGTATCTCGTCAACGTCAAAGAACGGGAGATTCCCTTCCTCTGTGCTCCATTCATACTTGTACGTGTACGCGAGAGAGCCGTCTTCAACCCAATACCGGTTTCTGACGCATTTACCGTCTAAAATTTCAAAATCATGCTCATAGAATAAATTTTGTGCAGAATCATACTCAAAACGCCAGTTATGGTTTCCAAAACCGTACGTATACCAGTTAATGTTATACGCTCCGTCAGGTTTCCGGTACCAATACGGCAAATAATCAGACTGTATCCCTAATCTGGATTCAACTTTTGCTTGTATTTTTTCCTCGAATTTCTTGGAGTTGTCCAATTCACGCGCATCAACGATCGCTTCGGGCTGGAAGTAATAATACGGGCGGCTGGGATCTGGAGGGAGATACGTGTAAAAAAAGTATGGCACAATTCGAGTAACCGTCGCGGGGTTATTTACGCCATTGTCAACTCGATTTGTAATAGACTTGAACTTTAAAAGCACTATTTTACCATAACCGGTGTTTATCTTCGCGCCCAAATTATAATCCTTTTCATAGGTATTATAAAGCTCGCCATGCACCTGAGCAACAAAGCGCTCTTTATAGCGCGTTTTAAATGTTGCTTCCCCGCCAGTTAAAAACGGGATTGACGATTTCACCGTGTATGATTCATCGCCAATTGTTCCCTCTCCGCCGTCGAAAGTGTATTCCTCTTTCCTCCACAGTACAGAATCAGCAACGTTAAACTTGTTCTCTCGCTTTTCTGTGAATGTCAATGTCAGCTCGTTCGGCGGAATGATGCCGTTCGGATAATCAATGTTCTCGCCTTCCCAGACTTTGCCGCCGCGATAGGCTTGCACAACAAAATCTTTTACAGTGACCGTTTTCCCGTCGATGTATGGCGGCTCTTTGGTGATTCTTATTTCATCGGGGAGGTCGTACAATTCCATGTTTAGGCCGTCAAGATCAATTGATAAATCCGCCGACAGCCCGCTAAGGTCAAGCCCGGATATGTTTAAATCGTCAAGGTCAAAAGAAATGTCCAAATCGCTGTTGAGGTCAAGATACTGTGATATGTCATCTATGTCTATTGGCGTGTCGTCATAAGTGGCAATCGGGTTTCCCGCTTCGTCAATAGAGACGTCAAGGCCGCCCGTGCTGATATGAGGGTTGCCAGCGTCATCAAGATTCACAGTGTATTCATGGCCGCCCGCTTTGATGCCGCTGATAGACCGGGCGTCCACTTCATCAAAAGCGTAATAGCCTTGGCCCGGAAGATAGACGCCGTTTCTCGACGCATGGAGCGTTTCGAGGCGGCGTTCCTCTTCCGGCACCCAGTAGCAAGCGCCGCCGTCCGTCTTGTCCGTCTTTAAGCGCTTGACGCCAGTAAAATTGCGCTCTCCGCCGCCCTCTGTGATTTTCAGGTTTTGGCTCATTTCTTGCCCTCCACGGCGATATGTGGCTTGCCCGTGCTGTCTACATAGATTGTAAACCCGACACCGGCGCGCGTGGTGCCAGATTGCGGCAACTGCACGTCAACATTGGCTTCAGAAAATCCGTACAGCCCGGCACGGGCGGCGGGGTAGCTGCCCAGCGTATCAATAGTAACTCCCGCTGTCCTGCTGGTTTCGTCTTCGGGCAGCCATGCGGCGCCGACCTGCAAGCGGTTTACACCGTTCACAGCGGCCTCTGCGCCGTTATTCCGGCGCATGATGATATTGTTACTCATGATATCGTGGTTTTCATTGTGTAGCGGATCACCGCATAAGCGCCCGCCTCGATGGTAACAGGCTCAGACAGTACAGTGCGGTCAAGTAAACACGTATGGCCGCCAAAGGACGTTCCGCCATTTGCGTTGGTCGTGTAAAGGGTTTGCTTATAGCCAATCTCGGCAATAGTGACAGGCGCGGAGCCGGTGTTGGTAATCATAAGGTCATAGTCCACGGCGGGGTTACCATCGTCGTCAAGGTAAACGTTTGTTACAATGGATGCAGACAGACCGGACGTGATTTGATTGGCAAGGTTATAGTCATCCTCGGTCGGTGCTGTCGATCCGGAGCCAACGCAAAAGCCCGCGCTTGAAACGCTCGTTTGCAGGGTAGTCGTGACGGAATAAGGGAACTGCGCCCCCGGAGAGGACGGGCCGACATAATAGGTCGTTCCGTTCGTATCCTTGACGGGCAGCAGCCCCTTGGCCGTGCCGCAGCGCTCAAAAATCATCGCCATAAAGTTTTTAAAGTTTTTTGTTCTCATAGTCTGTCCTCCTTATTCTGTCTTTGCACCTGTGGCGGAAAAGATCAGTTCGGATAATGCAAAAGCTGTAAGCGGTTCGGCGTGTGGATAATCCATCGCTCGCTGTGCTGTGGTGGCCTGTGCCAGTTCAGATAGCGCAAAAGCTCCGGTTCCGGCGGCGGCCGGTGACAGGGTTTGTCCTGTTGCCTCGCTGTAATAGCCGTGCAGTGTGCCGATAGCGTCCGCCATGTCAGACACACGGAATTTCTGCGCAAGCTGTGTTTTTTCTCTGATCTTGTCAGCAATAGCGGTCATATCTGTGTCTGTAACAATAACATGGATCATTCAATCTTCACCGTCCCATCTGTCACGCTGTAATCGTCAACGAAAACGATGCGTAAATCGCCGTCGTGGAATTCCAGCGCCGGGGTATATTCGATCTCGACCGTTGCGCCGTCTTCTGTCAGCGTGCCGGTTATGCTGTCCTGTGAGGGCTTCAGAATATAGCGCGTTCCGAGCCACGTTTCATCAAGCCACGGGATTTCAATATCATAGGGATAGCCAATCGGCCACCAATATTCGGCGCGGGAGATCGTGATATTGCCGTACTTGCTGACAACGGTAAGCAAGGCGCATTCCACCGACACAGCGGGCGTTATGGTCATTTTTGATGCAGCCTGCAAGCCGAAAGAGCAGTCTATTTGTTCAATAAATCCCTCGACAACGTGCGACTGGTCGGTGAAAACCATAACACGGTCTCCCGGCAAATAATCGCCGTTGTTGATCGCCTGGAACTCAGCCGAGACGCGCCGGAAATACGACGGGCCGAGCCGCGCGAGTATTTCGTCCACATTGTCATCATTGACAAGCGTAATGCCGGTGAAGTGCGTTTCGTGTGTCAGCGCTTCAGTCGGCACATCGGGATTTCTGATTCCGTGATTGAGCTGTGTCTGGATATAAACGTTACCGTCAGCCTCCACCCATGTATCTGTTGTCGCCGGTGTTCCTTGCTGGTAGCTGTAGGCTGTCACACTGATTCGTGTGATGTACTCAGCATATACAAGGTTCGGCTTGTGATAAACGCGCTCCATCGGAATAATTTTAGGCGTTTGCTGAACGGGTAGAATCTCGATCTTCTCCGAGAAAAAACTTTTGATGTAAGCGCCCAACACAAAACAAACCCATTGCAAACGGGTTTTGCAGCTCTGATAAGGCACGAGGCCGGTTAGTGTGGCGGACGCAAAGGACGAATCCAGCACATAGGAATCGGCGCCCAGCTCGTCGAAAATGTCAGCGATCACAGCAGCGGCGGGCTGCGCTTGGTACATGTGAGCGTCAAGCATCCGGCGCTCCAGCAACTTCAGGCTGGACTGAGCCTTGACGGTCACAGTGTTCTTGTCGGCTCGATCAGCATAAACAATCCAGTATTTTGCCCAAAGCTTGTCTGTATCATCATACAGCCATGCATACTGCATAGCGTCTATATCGTCCACCGTTACGACACTGACAGAAAATTCATTGATCGGGACTTCGCTTCCGCGCACATCAGCGGCGGGATCAAATTTCAAGTCACGAAGCTTTGTGTATGTTTTTTCACCAACAGTCAGTTTCATACTGCGCCTCCGGCCTTAAAAATATAGATCGTCGCCGCTGAACAACACGCGCTCCCAGCCGTAGGGTGTGTATTCAATGTACGTTCCGTGCGTGACCTTATGCAGCATACCGTCATCGTCAATGTAAAAATCAAGGTCTTGCCCCTCGGTTTTGACTTGATGCAGGTAGCCGTCATCGTCGATATAAAGCTTGACGATACCGCTCCACGGCAGCGGCGCTACAGGGTTATGGCCGCGCGTCACCACCTCATCAAGCGTCGCCTCTTTGCTCGGCTCGCTTGCTATGATCTCGAACCGAGTGCCTTTCCAGTAGTTGCCGTCCGTCATCTGTATCCAGACATCAGAAACGGATTCGACACGCCCGAAAAATTCAATGTCCGTTTTGTTGTACGGAAGTATGAAAGTGTGCCCCCCAACCGGGGCCGTCAGCGCGTCATAGATCGCGTAATAGTCCGGCTCGCTGCCGATAGGCACAGCAAGCGTCAGACTGTAACGCAGCCATGTACCGAGTACGTCATTAAAATATGACTTGTCCAGCATCAAGCCGGACAAGCCACTTGACGTTACTTTGGCGGTGCGCTCGATCTGACAGGGGTATTCCCAGCGTGCGCCATCAATCGAAAAACTCATGCGTAAGCTCCTCCCGTAGCGAGACGGACGCCAACGCGCTGCGTCTCCTCATCGTTGAGCTGGAAAACCACGCGGCCAAGCTCAGTGCGGTCAACCTGCAAAATAACGGTCGTGTTGCCGTTGCTGCCGGAAATGCTGCGCGGCGCTCCACTGCTGACCACGCGCCCGCCGTTGAAACTCGCGCCGATCTGGTCGTGCAAGTTGAAACTGCTGCTGATTGCGTCCGTAATGAGGTTCTCATTGTCCCGAATGCCCTTTGCAAACAGTTCCATCATATCCGGCGCATAGGTGTGGAAATTCGACAACGGGCCTTCTTTCGGTTCCGAGAAGCCGATAACATCTTTGATCTGCTGTGCGATACCGACGGCTTTGTCTTTCAGGTTTTGCAGCTTCTGGTTCAGGCCGTCGACAAAATTCCCGATCAGATCGCGGCCCCATTGTGCAGCACTACTGCCGAGGTTGCTGAAAATATTGCTGATCGATCCGGTCAGGTTTTTGATCTGCTCAGTTATTGCACCGACTTTTTCGCTGATGCCGTTTATAAAGCCGAGGATTAGATATTTGCCGAGTTCTGCCATAACGGTAGAGGGGCTATGGATTCCAAGGATGCCCTTGAATCCATCTATAATCCCCTGCCCTATTGCCTTGATAGCCTCCCACAGGAAGTTAGAAATGCCGTTCAGCCCCGCGACAATGCCATTGATAACATTGATGCCGAGATCGAGCCAATCGATTTCCTTAAACAGTTTCACTGCTGTCGCTCCAATGCTTTTCAGAAGGTTCGGAATCACATTGATAAGCGACTGCACTCCTATTTTGATCAGGTCGATAATGTCAGCGCCGAGAGTTTTCCAGTCGATTGCCTTAAGCCAATCTCGTGCCTCTTCGCCGATTTTTTTAAGCGTTTCCGGCACACTTTTTGCCAGTCCGGAAATGCCGTTTTTTATTCCGGTGATGATAGTTCCGCCGAGATTGATCCAGTTGACCGCAGTGATCACGTCGAAAATGGCTCGAATGATCTTGGGAAATTCCGCGATAAGCGTCGGGACCGCCTGGACAATTCCGGCAACAAGCTGAATGATCAGCTGGATGCCGCTTTCAAGTAGCTTCGGCGCGTTGTCGTTTATTAGTCCGGCAATATTGGAAACGATGGTCGGAACAGTCTCGATGAAGACCGGCAAATTCTGAATCAAAGCGTCAGCCAACGTCATAATCAGCTGCAAGCCGGCGTCCACAATATTCCCGAAGTTCTCGCGCAGCGAACCTGAGAATTGCATGATAGCGTTCATTGCTGCCGGGATAAGCTGCGGGAGATTTTCCTGGATCCCTTTGGTCAGCGTAGAGATCATGTCAATCGCTGATGTTGCGAGTTCCGGGAGCATCGTCATAATCCCCTGCCCAAGAGTGGATATAATCTGAATTGCAGCCGGTATGAGCTGCGGAAGAACCTGCATGATTCCATCCGAGATCTGCTTGATTATTTGAGTTGCTGACGACAGCAATTCTGGGAAGCCGGAAACGAGTGACGCCACAAGCGTTGTAACGATCTGAATGCCAGCAGGGATAAGTTTCGGGAGGTTCTGGATTATGGCAGAGCCAAAAGAAGTCAGCAAACTCGTCGCGGCGTTCAAGACATTCGGAAGTGCCGAGAAGATAAGCTCGACGCCCTGATTGATGACAGGGCCAAGAGCATTCAAGGCGCCCTGTAGCCCGTCCTCTTTGAACGCTGTTCCGAGCTCAGAAACGGCTGACGTGCCAAACTTAACAAAGTTACGCAGCGTAGGTGTCAGGCTGTCGGATATTGCGATCTTTGCTCCTTCAAGCGCTGACTGAAACAGGGTCATATCGCCGGCAAGGTTGTCAAGCTGTGTTGCCGCCATCTGTGCGGCCGCGCCTTGCGCGTCAAGGATTGCTGCGCCGATCTTGTTCCAGTCCTGGCCCACCGCATTGAGCAGCGCTTCGGCAGAAGCAACATCGCGGACATTGAAGATGTCGGAAATAGCCTGTATCTTTTCCTCCTGCGTGAGGGTGGACATGGCTCTATTCAAATCCCCGAAGATTTCCTCAAGGGATTTCATTTCCCCGTTGGCATCAAAGACAGACACGCCGAGCGCCTCAAACGCTTCCCGTCCTTCCTTTGTCGGTGAGGACAGTTTCAGCAGCATGTTCCGCATGTGCGTGCCGGCTTCGCTGCCTTTCACGCCAGCGTTTGCCATGGCTGTCAATGCAATCTCGAGTTCCTGCAGTCCATCAACTGAAGTTGTGGTTCCATTTGCCAAGGTAACAAGACCGCCGTTCAGCTCTTGCGCAAGACCGCCGACCACGAGGAAAGCATCACCGAGTTGTTCAACTGACGTATTGCCAGTCGATGCCGCTTTCGCCATCTCATCGACCATCTGCGTTGTGCGCCCCGCATTGATGCCAAACGCTGTTTGAGCGTCGGTCACCATATCCGAGGCTCTGGCAAGGTCAAAGTTACCGGCAGCGGCAAGGGAGAGCACATTCGGCAGCATATCCATGCTCTGCTGCACGTCATACCCGGCGAGGGCCATATAGTTTAGAGCCTCGGCGGCTTGCGTTGCTGAAAAGGCTGTATTGGCACCAAGGAATTGTGCAAAATCTCGGAGATTGCCTTCAAAGTGTCCGAACGACGTCTCGGCAGTCCCTGTGCTCTGCACGAGCTCCTCAACGGTCTTGCCCATGGTCGCGGCGACTTGGGACATAGCGGTGTCAAACTGCACACCGGCATTAACAGACGTTTTACCAAAAGCGACGACAGCGGTACCAGCGGCCGCAAGCACGGCGCCGGCCACTTTAACGCCTGTTTTCAGTGCGTTTCCAATTCCGCTGCCTGCGCTTGTGGCGCTACCCTTTGCCTCGGCAAGCCCTCTTTCATATTCACTTGAATCTAAGGATAACTTGGCAAATAGATCAAAAACGCTGAACGCCATGCTTGCCACCTCTCATCCGTTTCCAGATATCGTCTGCTATTTCTCGGCAATCCCGAGTGTCCTCCGCCTTCTCCGGCTCTTTTCGCGGCTGCGCCAGCTCGATCCATCGTTTTGCGAGGATTGATCCAATATCCACCACACCGACGCCGGGAATGACAGTTTTTGAGGTGTTCTCGGCAATCAGCTTCAGCGCATCTGTCGTATAGATGTGCCGCAGTCTATCCTCAGCCTCTTGCCATTCCCGGGCTTGCGCGTAATGTAAAAAGTGCTTTATTTGCCGCCGTCCGCGGTATTCTCCGTAGCAGAGCCAGAAGAGCCGTTGTCGTTCTGCTGACTCTGCGAAGTAAAAAGCGCCTTGACCTCCGGGCGAGAAAACAGGCCGAGCACTTTCAAGAAGAAAGCACCGGGAGCCGGAACGTGGTATTCCTCAACAGGCGTTTCCTCCAGCGCCGCGAGGATGGAGATACAGGCTGTCTTGTGATTCTTGATGGCCGGTTTAACGGCCTTGAGCGGAGCAACGCCGGAGTTGATGATCTTCTGCAATTCCGGATCCGAGAAAATCTCCGCGGCCGGTTCCATCATGTCGGCCAGAAAGTCCAGCCGCTCTTCGTTGGTCCTATCCATGTGTTAGCCCTCCGTTACGATCACTGTGCAGGTGTCGTTATAGGTCACACCGTCAACCGTGATCGATGCGGTTACGATGCAATTGCCAGTGGCGACGCCTGTTACTGTTCCGTCGGACACGGTCGCCACATCTGTATTGCTGCTGCTCCACGTGATCTCCGCGTCGATAGGATATCTATAGCCGTGAAGCACAACGGTGCCGCCCTCAGCTACGGTCGCCCGGTGCTGTTCGAGCTGAACCTCAGGCTGAACGCCTGCGCCGTCCTCGGGCGGGATATCATAGAATTCCATCGGCATCTTGTCCTGATCGTTGATGGACACATGGCCGGTGATCGTCTGCTGATTGGTGCCCTTGCCGTTTTTGCTGCTCTTGATGTTGAGACCGCCCGTGGAAATAGCATTTTTTAAGCACACGGCATACGCGCCACCGTTGGCTTTATCGCCCACCCACCAGAGATCCTTGAAGTCCGTCAGCTTCACATTGCGGCGCGGGACAATCTTGGTCACGCCATTGTCAAGCGTGGTCTTGTCGGCGGCGCCGAGCGCCCAAACGGTATTCGCAGCGTTGAACTTGATGGAGGAAAAGCCCATAGCGCAGTTCCAACCGTCCAGGTGCTTGAACTCCATCACGTTGTTCGGCACATTATCCACATCCTCACCGTAGTCACTGTACTGCGGCTCGCAGGTCGGGTTGATGCCGCCGGTGGTCGTGGCAATGATGTCAGCGTCACTCGGGGTCTTGTAGGGATTCTCCGGGTCGAAATTGCTCAGAAGTACACCGGCGTCGACCTGAAGAGCGTCCATCGCGTCAGCCGCGATACGGGTAAAGCGTCCCATATGATTCTCCTTTCAATGTGCAAAAAGGACGGCAGATGCCGTCCTTTAGGTTGATGTTAAAAAATGTGCGTTGATATTGAGAATGACGCGCCTCCATCCGGTTTCGGCCGGGGCCTCGTCATTTGTAAATGGGTTCCCGGCCGTTATCCAGAGATAGCCGCCGTCAATAGGCTCACGGTAGCCATGGTTGATAAACGCCCGGATTTCCCGCGCTTTGGCATCAATGTCTGTCCAGGAATCAGACCGCTGGAAAAGTGAGGCCGTCAAAGCGACGGGTTCAGAGTAATCCCCCGAACGGAATTCGTATTCGATACGCCTTGTATCAAATCCAAGCTCTTTCGCGGTATCCTCATCGATATCGCTTTGCTCATTGATCGCCGGCCAGTCGAAAGAGGACCAGAAGGTGTGTATTGCTTGGCGTTTTGTCATGCTCCACACCTCATTCCTCGGATTTTTGAGGCTTCCACTCTTCCGCAGTCACCTGACGCATATCAAGCGTCGCGGTCGAGGGTGTAGCGTTATCGTCGCCATCCGACTTGACAAGAAAGACCTTTCCATCGCGGACCCGCTTGCACACATCGAACGGCTGCAGATTGACGGCGCGCGATGTTGTGATCGTGTATGAGCCGGTCACGCTCTGAACAGTGCCGACGCGGACAGTTGTGGACTTATTTGGCACAGCCGCGGCCTTGAATTCCTCGCCATCGGCCCACTCTCGCACAATACCGCCATTTCCGTCGAGCCCGCTTTGCTTGCCCATCATGACAAAGGGCTCCATTTTATCATCAAGCAGGCTCATCAGATTTTCCTCCAAGCGTTTAGCTTCGCGGCAAAGGCACTTTTCCAACTTGTGCCTCCCCCGCTGCCGGCCCCTGTGTAAGAACTCCCCTTTGAATATGAATAGCCACCAAAGCTCTCAGCCATATACGGTGACATGGAGGCTGCGTCAGGCGCCTCATACTTCGCCCGCCATTCTGCGATCTCTGTCGCAAGTTTAATGACAGATGCGGGAACGGCCATCGCCCACACAGCGCCGTCGAAGGTTTCTCCGACCGTCTGTGTGTCTGGATATTTGTGTACCCCGTCAGCAAACACCGAGCCTGTGACTCGGAAATACTGTCCATCCAACAGGCCGATTGCAACGCCGTTGCAGTACACGTCTCCATTGGCGGCAAGCGTGATTCGCCCAAAATAGTGTTCACGGTCAAACCAATTTCGAAGCTCTTGGCAGACCTCGGTCAGTTCGATCTCCATGTCACCACTCCTTTACTGGATATACTGCGCCATCACAAAACCGCCGCCTGCAACGGCTTTCCATCCGTTGGGCGCTTCCAAACTACTGTCAAGGGTGATCTGCTCGCCATCCTGCAAAATGCGCAGAACGGGCGCATTGAGCGCCGGGCTTTTGCGGAGGTTGAGACCCGGCGCAGAATGCACAATTGCTGTCACTGCTGACAATTCAACGGCGGTGTTCTTCTTAGACCGCGCCATGATCAGCCGTTGGCAATGGTTCCTTTGACCACTCCGTTCGCGTACTCTACGAGGAACTGAATGCCGGACATGACCAGAGACTCGATCTGGGCGCGCTCCTCGGTCTGGTAGCCGCTCTTGATGCCAACATAGCCGGTCCGATCGGCAGTCATGGTGAATGCCTTCATGGCATCAGCGGTCACAGGGATATAGTACATGATCAGGTTTTCCTTGGCCGTGCTGTACACGGCATTGGCAGGAACACGGCTGTTCATGATGACCGTACCCATACCGAGGAAGTTCTCGACGTAGGAGAAGCCGAATGCGGTCTGCGCCGTGATGTTGGCAGCGGCAAGATAGTCTGCAATTGTCAGCGGGTGGATGAAGTGGACGATGTCCGCGCTGTCGTTCTCGAACAGAACCTGCAGGTTGCCCCAGGTCTTGGCGATAACCGCCTGCAGTGTGCTGCCGGTTACGGCAGTGCCGACGGCGGGCACATATCCGTCCTGGCCCTCGGTGCCGCTCGCAGGCTGCACGATGCCGGTCAGATAGGTGAAGAAGTCCGCGCGGATGCCGTTCTGCACGTCAGCCAGCAGTTTCTTATCGGTCTCGCGCACGGCCTCGTCATAGCCGGATTTAAGGATCGCTTCGGCGGTGGCAGCCTTGCGCCATTTCTTCAGCGTGATGTCGCCGACAGGAACCTTGTCCCGCTTGTACTGGGACAGGGGGATAATTTCACCCTCGGGAACGATGCCGCTCTGCAGCGTGCCGGTGGTGACGTAGTAGTAGAGCTTGGTGCCGTCGATCATGGGGATCTTCCGGGTTACACCGAGGACCTCGATCAGCTTCTGGAGGGACGCACCGGTAAAGCGGCGGACGAAGTCGATCTCGCGCGCCTTGCTCATCTGCTGGGTGGTGATAACGTTGGTTTCGGGGGTAGTGACTACATTAGCCATTTTTCGGCTCCTTTCTTATTTACATGCCGCCGAACAGGTCAAGGTTCTGCGCAATAGCGGTTTGCCGCTCTGCGTCGTCCTTAATAGCCATGATCTGGTCGGCAGTCATTCTGCCCGCGCCCGCATTGACGGGCGGCGTGGCAGTGCTTGCGCCTCTGGTTTCGGTGGTCTGAACATAGTCAGCCCATTCCTCTTTGAGGCCCTTCAAAATAGCGGCTTTTTCCTTTGCCGCGCCCTTCTCGTCAAGCTCCATCTTGTCGAAGTCGTGGTACTTGACGGCCTTGGCAATTCCGGCGTCGGAAAGTCCGGCGTCCTTGGCGATTTCGCGCAGCACAGCGCGTTTTGCATCCAATGCCTTTTCCTTTTCGACCCCGGCCTTGTAGGCAGCGAAGTCCTGCTTCTCCTTTTCCCACTTGGCCTTGAAATCGTCGCCGGTGTTTGCCTTGAGCGCGTCAAGCTCTTTCTTCGCGTCCGCCAGTGTCTCGGCGTCCTTCTTGAGGGTGTCGCGCTCTTCCTTGATACTGTCGAGGTCTGCGCTGTGTCTCGCGCAAATATCCTCGGCGGCAGCGTCCAGGTCATCAACAGGCATGTTGTGGCTGGACAGAATCGCTTTGATCTGCTTGATAGAAAATGCCATAACGTAAATCTCCTTTGTCTCGGTGGGCTGTGTCTCGCCCATTCGATTTATTTATAAAAGCCGCTGTGTCTCGCGGTTTTTACCTTGATAACGAGCGAGGCGCCAGTTTTTCCGTTCCAGGCGCCCCGCTTAACAATGTTAAATACACATACAAAAAAGCAACTATCCTGAAAAACCGGACAGTTGCTATTTCTTCAATTCATTTTCAGCGATCTGTTTGAACTGTTTGACATGGTCGCCAATGCCATTCTTTATCATGTGGATCGGCTTCATGCCGCGCGTGGTATGCCACTCGCCGTGTCTATCCTGATAGTGCCACGGCGTCTTTCGGCCTCTTCCATTGTCGGCGTGTATGCCGGTTCCGTATTCATGATAGATTGCCTTCTCGTCGTTCGTTCCAACATAGACAGCGCTCTCGCCCTCAGCAACCTGGTGACTGATGCTATTGCGCATTGCACCAGTGTCAACACGGCTGGTCGCCGTGATGACTTGTTTGACATAGCTGACGCCCTGCTGTCCCCACGCTTCGAGGATGCGCTCCTTGATCTCTTCCATTTCTTTGAGCACTTCGTCGCTATGGTCTTCAACTCGGATAGTAAAATTAGCCATAGAAGTTAAAGGCAATCTCGGGGCTCTCGGCGTTTACCCATTCAGCCCAGCAAAACAGGTTTTCCCACTCTTCCGGGATGTCTTCCCCACTAAGGAATAGCTGCTCAAACTCGTCTGCTCTTTCAGACGGGATCAGCCATCCCATCATATTTTCCCCATCCATCTCGGCTGTGGAAAACTCATGTCCGTCGCCGGCGTCTGCGAAAAAAACGCAACCGCGTGTTGCTGCAGCATCCTGGATTAGTGAGAAGAACCGCTCAAATCTTGATCCTTCTTGCGTTCTTAACCCTCTCATTTTCCACGCCCACTTTCATGATGGTTATGAACTCTCCAGCCGGTTTTGTTATCACGACGTCTTCCCCCTTAATATGGAAGAATACTTCAACAGTCTGCCCTCGCCACTGCCCACGTCTTACCTCGCTTCGGTTTTCTCTAATGTCTCTTATTATCGACTTTAACTTGTCCCTGTCTTCGGTACTCTTTGGGTCAAGACCATAGTCAGCAGCGTGTTTCCCGGCTTTCTTTCCAAACTGAGAATCCTTGAATTTGATCGGAGCATTTGCGCCATTAAGGTCGCTTCGGCGCTGCCTCGCATCTGCTTTCAATTTTTCCCATGCCTCGGGCTTATTATATTTCGTGTCGCGGAACTCTTCAAGCTTTTTCGGAGCTCTTTTCCCAAGGAGCTGCTGATACTCCTTAAACTGCTGTCTATCCGACTGTGAATCGGGGATTGGCTTGGACTGCTGCCACTCTTCAAAGGTCATATCGTGCATTTTGGGAGAAGACTTCACCGTATCGCTCTCGAAGCCCTTGACCCACGCCAGAAGAGTACAGCGACAGTTCCAGATTTCCCGCTGTGGAGCATCACTCGATCCGGTGCAGTCGCCCGGATAATAAATCGTATATCCGTCAGGTGTATAAAATGGTTCGTCCACGGTCGTGCGCTGACCATGCATCTGACGATGAGCGTGACGTGTGCGGTCATCAAGCGTTGCTTCCCATTCTATCGTGAGGTCAACGCCCATTCTCTTCGCCCTTCGATAGCTCTCATATCGGCCAGCATTCTGTGCACTCGTAGTCATCGTTCGGGCATATCGGACAGATGCATTATACCCCATCTCAGCAACACCACGCAGCCGCTCGGCAACCTTGTGTGGAGATTCGCCCTGGAGAATCCCTTGTAAAACAGCGCTCTGGATTTTCTGCTTGTCCCATTGCATGGTTTTGTTGGCTGCTATCTCCGCAGCCTTTTTCGCGCTCGGGGGTGGCATGAGTTGCCGCGTATCCTTTACGAGATATTCGGCCGCGTCATGGTTGTATAGGACAAAGCTCGTGTCGATTCGGCCGTCATACTCGATCTGATAGGTGGCATAGTTCGCGTTGAGGGCATAAACGTCGGGCATCCGCTCACCAGCAATTTTGAGGGCAATGTTCCTCGCATTTTCCATATCCGCAGCGAGAACGTCTTTCATCTGCTCCCATCGCTTACCCATTGCCTCATGACGAAAGCGCCAGTTATTATAGTCATCCTTTGTGATCTTCCCAGCGTCCAGCAATGCTTTCTGTTTAGCCTCGCCCGCCTTGAATTGCTCCATGTAATCCTGGAACTTCTTTTGCATGCTCCTGGACGCCTTGGCATATTCATCAGCGATACGGTTTTCCAGATCGTTGAGCATTTTGTCGGTCAGAATGTGGCCTTGATCGGGCATTCAGCAACAGCTCCTTGCGCACGGTCTTACTCGGTGCGGCACATTTGAGTATTTGGGAATCGTGTTCCTGACAGGTTTCCAGTGTTGTTTCCTCTCTGTTCTTTCGATGGCCTTCACATATTCAGCCAGTTCATCGACCACATAAGGGAAAATGCTGTTAATAGTTTCTACAACAGTCGATGCTATTTCAGCAAGTTTATCGCATATTCTCTGGACAGCCTCAATCAGCTCTGTTCTCTGTTCCGGAGTTATTACCTCCAAGATCGCTATTGCTTCCGCTTCCGTCATTTTTCTTCTCCATTTCTTTCAGCCGCGCTTCTGCAGCCCGAAGCCGTTCGGCGTCGGCGGCGTCCTTCTGCTGGATCATATCCTCATACATGTCAATGTCGCCGTTGATGGTCAGGAGCTTCTTGGTAATGTAGTCCTCAGTCATATACTCGGCCTGCATGATGATTGCCTGCGTCTCTTCCAGCTTGTTCACGAAGCGGTTGCGCTCATAGCTCGGCTCATCGTCAATTCCAGCAAGCGTGAGAATCCCGATGATGAACTCCGTGACCTGCGGCTCAATCTCCATATCGCACTTGAGGTCAAGATCAGCTTGAGACAAGAGAACGCCCGTCGCGGTCTGACCGGCGGCAGCAGCGGCTTTGTAGTCGAAAGACTGGAAATCTTCGTTCAGGCCATCCTTGAGTTCGGAGATTGTGGCCTTCGTGGATTCTATCGGCGCGTCAATGCTGTGTGCTTCTGCATCAACGCCGCCGTCTCCGTCCACATGGGCAACATGTACCGTCTTAAGGCGTTCGATGAATTTGGCATCATCCAGATCGTCCATGCCCTGGGCGTTCTTGATGACCCAATAGATCAACGCGCCCTCGCTTGTGTTGTTCACCATGCCGGAACGGGCAATGTCCAATGCGTCAATAGTGTTCCTCTGGCCGTTCAGAGATGACTTGTGCTCTTCATTGGCGTAGATTGGGACAATCGGGAAACCGTCATAGTTGCCGCCGCCGATAACCTGTTCGCCCTCCGCTACGGAGCGGCGCACAATTATCTTGTACGGCCTTTTAGGGTGCAGGATTGTCAGCTCTTCCCCGGAACGATGAATATACTCGCTATAGCCGTCCAGTTCAAACAACGTCACACGCAGCGGCTTGTCCGGTGCAAGACGCCAATAGCGAATCCCTGCCATGATCAGTCCGGTTTCCTCGCCGGGCAGCGCCTTGAATTCACAGAAGCGAAACACTTCAAGATGGTCGTTGTTCCAGAATCCATAGGCTTCACCGGCAGTTCTCGCGTAGAGCGTGGCCTGCATGACGCGCCTGTCAAAGAGCTTGCCGACTTTCTTTTTGGTGTCCTTTTCAGAGAACCGGACGCCGTTCCCGAGAAGGTACGCAATCTCCTGATTGACCACACGCTTGTAAATCTTGCTTGCGATCTTGTGATTTGCAGTCCACATATCAACGTGAGCACGGCCAGCCATGTCATACAGGATCTTCTCATACCGGTTGATTGTCGGGTTTTCGCCATCATAGTATTTTTGCGCGTCAAGGGCGAAGCGAACACGCGGGTCTGCCTGGTGCTCCTGAATGGCGCTTAAGATAAACTGCTTTCGGAGCGCTTCATCCTCTCCGCAACGCTGAAAGTCCTCATATGTCAGCAATTCCGCTCACTCTCCCTTCATCTCAAAATAGATGTGTATTTTCGCTTGACCATACAGATTCGCTTTGTCTTAACGAAATAACGAGTTGCGTCCATGGCATGGTCATTGACCTTGACTGGTTTGTCCTCTTTCTCTTTTTCGTCCCAGACATAGCCCTCGGCCTCTTTGCGCCACGCGGTCAAAAGGCGGCTGATCTTGATTTTCCCAGTCTTCAGGGCCGTGGCCGTCTCTCGGATGCCATCAAGTACAGCATTGTCTGCCGGGATGACCTTGTACCTACCATTGCGCTTGCGCAGCAGGGCAATGAAAGACGCTGCAGACGGGTCAATGATCGTCTCGATGGCCCGCCCCGGCGTTATATCCGCAAAGGTGCTGTCCAGATCAGCAGCATATTCTTCATCCGTTTTCTGTACGCCGGTGTCCCGCCCGGAATAGTAATACTCACGGATTGCCCACCATACGTCGCCGTATTTTCCCCAAAGGAGCGCGGCAAAGGCGTTCTGAGTACCATAGTCGATGGAAAGGCAGTATTTCTCCGCTTCTCCCTCCGGCGCATCTCCTATCGCCTCCTGGAACATGGAGAAAACAAGCCCCTGGGCAAGCACCCAGAGGCCGAGGATAAAGCGCTCATACCAGACGCCGGTATACATGCGCTTGTATCTTTCTTTGACACGCTCGGAAAGGCTCAGGTTATCATCCATTGTGAAATGGAGATACAGCAGGCCCTTTTCCTTGGCCTTGTCGATCCAGTTCACTTTGAACCAATGCGACGGATATTCCGGATTGCAGTTGAACCACATCGTCGAACCGTCAACACTGCAGCGTCCTGTTGCTTGGTTGACAAAACTCTCCGGCATGAGTGCAACTTCGTCCAGAAATACGCCTGCGAGCGTAATACCTTGAATCAGGTCCTGACTTCTCTCGTCCTTGCCACCGAAGATATAGAAATAATTCTCGACCGAGCCCCGGGATATGATGACAAGGTTATCACTGCGCTTTTCCTCGCAGTGGTACCCTCGCCCATAGAGCATAATTTTAAGCCAAAAGAGAACGTTGCGGCGGAAACTGCCGACGGTTTTCCCGCACATGGCAAAGCTCTCCCCATTGAACGTGGACATTGCCCATAGGACGAAGGACAGGGACATGGAAAGCGTCTTGCCGCTTCTTATCGCGCCATCCGCAATGATGCCGTCCGCATCTCTGACCGGGCTTCCAGGCGTCCACCAGTTCAGGACTTTTCGCTGCTTCTTGCTGAACGGCTTGAACTTGAATACAGGCTTACCCTTCTTCATCCGCCCAGTCCTCCGCAGCAGTACCGCTCAGCGCCTCAAGGAATCCGTCGTCTTCTGGCTCTTCATCCTCGTGAGAATTGTATTGCAGATCAATCCGTTCCTTAGCCAGAATTGATCCGGCGTCAAGGCCGTACAGTTTTCCGAGTGTGGCCAGCGCCCGCACAAGAGATTCAAAATCGGTTGTGATGGATGATCTCAGCGGGATCTTCTTTTTCACGCCGCCGTCAAGCTCGATCTCTTTGACCTTCACCGTCTCGCGCACGATTCGGGTACCGGCACCGTTCGGATACTCGCTGATATCACTGAGCATCTTCTTGTATAGGCCGCGGGCTGCCTTTGCCTGCATATCTGTGAGCTCGGCCAGAAGGTCGGATTCTTTTTCGGCTATTTTCTGTACGACTTTTGTACGAGTTTCGTCCGAAATTTCCTGCTGCAGTTCGCCCCAGCCCTCACGCTTTGCCTTGCTCGCTATCGTGGTCTTGGGGATACCGTATTTCTGGGCGAGCTTTCCGTAAGACGTACCGCCGCGGAGGTATTCTGCTTTGATCTTCTTCCAGTTCGGAGCATTCGCTTTCTCAGCCACATCACCACCTCATTTACTTGGATTGCCACTGAGAGCAGTTGCAACGGGTCTGCCTTGCGTTCTCTGGTGCAGGGCATATTCCACGTTGGTTAAGCAGAAAGGCGCAAGGGAAGCCGTTCTCGGTCTCCCCAGCGCCCTTGTTCGGTTTATACACTCTTGTAGATGGCAGCGCGGGAATACCCGGTGACGCCATCCGTCATCATGGCGAGAAATTCATCACGGGAGAAATCAGAGAGGCGGAAGATCTCTTCCGGCCTCATGCCGAGCTGCTTGGAGATCTCCTGCACGGTCTTCCCCTCGTCGATCAGCCGTTTCACGATAGCCTTCATCGGCTCCAGCAGGTGAGTACCGCGCGCACGGTTGTGCGTGATGGTGCCATAGATATCATCGGCCTCGTTCTCATGGTTGACGATCACCACGGGCACCTTGCCGCCGAGTTTGGACAACAGCGGCTCCCGTCCGGATACCGTCCAGCGGTGAAAGCCGTCGATGATCGTATAGTCTGGCCGTACCACGATGGGCAGCGTCCAGCCGTTCGTGAGTATCGACTGCACCAGCAGCTGCAGGTTTTCTTCTGAGACCTTGTTCGGGTTGTAGTCATTTGCGTGGAGCATCGAGCGATCCACCCACTGCAGGGAGGCAAGCGGGCCGAACACATCAACCTCTGTCATGCCTGTTCACCTCCCTTCTTCAGGGAAGTTGCACGGCTGAGGTCTGCATACTCCTTGTAGACCGTCGTGTAGAGTGCCCGGAGGGACCGGAGCTTCGGATCGCCGGCTATGATAGCATCGTGCATGATGCGGAAATGCTCATTGGTCATCACGGCGCTGTTCCGGATGTAGAACGCCCGGTATGCCCGATGTACCGTTTTCATGCTGGCTATGCTGAAATACTTGTCGGCCTCGGTGAAGAGCATCTTCTTACACTCTGCCTTGTAGTCTTTCAGAGGGGCGCTGCCCTCCAGCTCCCGGCGCTTCCTGGTCCGGCGCTTGAACATCTCACTGTCCCAGTACAGGAGAGTGAGATAGGCGTTCGGCTCGCGCTTCTCCACCTGCTGCCAGAGTTGAGGATCTGTCTCGGCGATCCAGCGCAGGCCGGCAATACCCTCGGAGCCGAAGAAATTGCAAAGCCGGAGCTGCCGCCTTGGCACTCCGACCTGAAACAGATGTATGTATGCGTCCGGGAAGTCCAGATTGTGCTCCTTGATGTAGAGCCAGATGTCTTTATCCCGCCAGTCATAGATAGGGTACTGGCAGTTCTTCCCGGTGATCCCGCCCTTGCCGAGAGTAATCTTTGCCAGGAGCGCCGCCCGCTGGATGGATTCGGAGCCTCGCAGGCCAACGATCTGGATGCCGTCGCGGGAGATCGTCTGGCAGAACTCCTGATAGTTCATCTCGCCGGGATAAGTGAGATAGGGGCTGCGCGTGATCGCAAAGGGAGGCGGCTGCCTGACCCAGCAATCCTCTTTCCCAGGCTCCCAGGTAATCCACGATTCCGTGGACTGCAGGTAGTTCAGGATGCTGGATTGCTTCACCGGCAGGCAATACCATCGGAATTCAGCGCCGACGGCGAGGAACCGTTTTCGCCACCGAATCGCCATCTGATACATGCTGTCGTAGATGGCCTCCTCGTCAATGAAGATCACCGTGAGCTGCTGGGCGTCGATCTTCCCCTCCTGGATGAGGCTGTAGGTCAGATGTGCCATGCACAGGCTGTCTTTGCCTGCGGAAAAGCTCATGTAGACCGGGACGCCATTGGAAAACACATTCGTGAGGCGCTGCCGGGCAGCAGTCACGACGTCGATCGTTCCCTCTACCCGTTTTACAGCCATATCTTCTCACCGCATTTCGGGCAGACAAGGAAACGCCGTTGCAACGCATTTCCTGACGTTTCCTCGGGCTTTTCGGGAAGGCCTGTTACAATATCGGTCTGAGGCGCTGGGGCCGTTCCCGGTGATTCCAGAGGCCGTGGAGGGGCCGCCGGGGCAATTCTTTCGGCGGACGCTTCAAATTTGGCGTCCTCCTGCGCGTACCGTGCCGCCGCCTTCTCCATGTTGGCCTTTGAGCTATCATCCAAAAGGCCATAGCCACCCATGAAGTCATCCGCATCGTCCGGCTCGAAGGTGAGCGTTTCCAGAAGATCAGCATCATAGCCGGGGATATCGAAGTCTTTCATTGCGCCGAGCTCAGCGATGATTCCCTCGATGGTGTCCAGATTGTCCACACCGAGGGAGTACACCTTGTTGTCAGCCATCATCATCTTGAGCTTGTCGCTCTCGGACATTCCGGTCTTGATGAAGCAGGCAGCCTCGGTCATGCCCTGAGCTTTCATGGCCTCATAGAGTCCATTGCCGATCAGGATGGTTTTGCTCTCGTCACAGACGATGGCCTTGGTCTGGCCGAATTTTTCCACCGAGCGCCGATATTCCTCCAACTGCTTTGCGGAGTGGAGGCGCACGTTCCGCGGATTCGGCTTCAGCTCAGACAGCGGAATCATGGTGATGTTCATGCGCCCACCTCCTCCAGGAAGCGGCGCGCGCTCGGAATCTTCTTGGCAGCGTCCAGGACAATGGACGGGTCGATCTCATAGATCTCCCGATAGCCCTTCATGATATCCTCGCTGCAGAACTCTCGCTCCGGCCAGGCGTGTGTCCCCTGTACCCACCCGTCTTTCCAGCCGTATATGGGCGGCAGTGGAAGGCCGTTGTAATGGATGTAGCCAAGCAGGGCTTCGTGAGGCCATGCCCGGAGGGGAGAAAAGCGAACCTCGCCGCTGCTCTTCCGGATATATCCGTCAGGGCCACAGAAATTTCCGTCAATCGACCGGTGCCCCATGAGCAGGAGATCCAGATGATTCTCGAAGAACATCTGAGTAAAAGGCCCTCGCTGGCTGATTTGATGCCATCTCTGCCCAAGGGCGCCCTCAGCGAAGATCAGATTCTGATGGTGGTACAGCCAATCAAGACCATATCCGGTATGCATCATCTGGACGCCAGCGGGCTTGTGCTCCTTGACCCATGCCACGAAAGCCGGGTAATCCAGATCGCAGTAAGCAAAATAGCCGGTAGTGATACCGGCCTTTTCACAGAGATTGGCAAGGACAATACTGTCCTTACCTGCGCTGTAGGCATAAGCTGCCCTTTTGCCGTCCGTCGCTCGCCGGATCTCCGACAGGGACTCATCGGCGTAGTCTTTAACTTCATCCGGGGAGATCAGTTCCTCAATGTGCGCCACAGCATACAGCCAATCCTCATTTCGGCTGGACTGTTTTCGGCCGAGAACCTGTTTCATGACCGCACCGCCTTTTTCTCGCAGGCGTTCCAGATCAGCGCAACCAGGATGCCGGCGGCAACAAAATAGATGCGCACCGAGGCCATGAGCGTCCACATGCCCATGACGCCCAGAGGAATCAAAATGCTCCATCCGGCGATCAGCGCCGTATTGATTGCAAGTCCCAGCTTTTTCCCGAAAGCGATATAGATGCTGTACATAGAAGAGGACAGGGTGGATGTGCCGATGATTGTGATCAGCACGGCCTTGACGATATTGAGTGTCGGCGTGAACTGCGTCCACGCGAGAGGAAAGACAATCGCCATATACAGGCCGAAGAATACCCCGCCCATGGTAAAGGCTCGCTTTACGTTTACTTTGGCAGTTCCGTCCTCGTTCCGGTCGTTGTAATCCAGGATCTCAAAGAAGTACGGATAGGTGAAAGGACCGGGGAGAAGCAAGATCGCTTTCCATATTCCGGTTTTCATCGGCTCCGGCTCCAGACCGAGACCGATATGATTCACGGTGCCCTTGGTGTAGATCAGTGCAGCCGCGGTGACGCCGGCAGCCATCAAATAGACGATGATCCAGCCGAAGCCGTCAGTCAGCACATTTCGTATCATGCCGAAGCGCAACAGGATAATCAGGAAGAATACTGCGAGTGCATAGGCCACATACTTGCCGAAGTCCGGTCCGAGTACGGTGTCAGAGAAAACCGTCTGCATACCGTTCATGCTGAGCCATGCCTGGAATATGCACATGATCGCGCAGACAGTTTCCATTACCCTTGACCGGAATACCTCCCGCACTTTCGGGATCTTACAGGCCACCGTTCCGAAAAGGATGCAGGCCACGGTGTTGCCGAGTACCCAGATCAGCGACGGGATAATCCCGTAGGTCAGCGTCATGGTAACGCCGTTCATCAGAGAGCCGATACCCGCCCATGTGGCGGCAATGCTCAGCGCGTAGTAGATCTGCGGATTGCTGGTAAAGCGTTGTTTCAGTGTCATTGTGACACCCTCCTTTGAAGCTCGCCTTTCGGCGGCAGTATTCAAAGGAGCTATGCCGTGATGATTTCCTCCTCCCGAAAATAATTGAAGCACCGCTGCGGCGAACAGCGATGCTTCGGTGCTTGATACGGATTTTGCGATTGTAACGATATCAGATTCTTAGAGCGATATCAAGTGACACCGCGTTACATTGCGTTACATTGCGTTGCAACCTAATTTCTGGCTCTTCTATAGGCTTCCGGCTCTTGGGCTATATTCCACATGGTCAGCGGCGATCTTTCGCCTATAGCGTCTTCCAAGGCCTCTGCAATACCACACTGATCGCAGATCTGTACAGCCACCCGGCGGCTCAGTGCGTTTCGGATGGGATCAGCGTTCATACGGTAATGACCACAGCGTGGACAGGGAAAATGCCCCTCGCGCTGGATCTCCGAAAACTGCTCAATCATTTGCCTGGTGGCCTCGGCAACGACCTCCTCATAGCTCATCTGCCCAGCGCGCTTCATGGCCTCGGACGCTGCCCGCGTCTCCTCAGGCGTCCAGTCTCTGCTCATTCTCAGTCCTCCGATGTGTCAATGTTCAAGCAAAGCCCGTCCGGGGTGAGGTCAAAGCTGTCAACCTCGAAGTCTGCCCACTCGCTTTCCATGGCGTCCCTCATACTTCCGGTGAAGACCTCTTCCTCCACTTTCTCGTTCATGTCATAGATACTGACATCCACCGATTCGTCAGTGCATAGGCCGCAAAAATCATAAACAGGCATCTTTTTTCCTTTCTCCCCGTAAAGCCGGTAGGTCAGCTGTCTCTTAATAGTCCAGGATGTAGCTCGCTGTGGGGAAGTAAACCCACCGCGCCGTAATCGTTCCCTTTCTGTCGGTCTCGCGCTGCCAGCGTTTTCCGGCTCTCAGGGCCTCGGTCTCGCTCTTCATCGGAACACCGCCACTGCAGTTCAGTCCCCCATCTTCGGCCACGAAAAACCACTCCCATGCTCTCATCGTGTTATGTTCTCCGAAGTAAGACAAATCAAGTCTCCGGCATAGTCGCATATCGCCGTCGGGTGAATCCCATCCTCAATGTGCGCCCGTTCCTTGTTGCCTGGTGTCCATCCGGGCAGCAGGGCGAGGACTTCCCGCGCCCATGCCATGCCCCAGTAGTCTATCCGCTCCCGTCGGGCCTCCAGCGTGGCCGCGACGCAGATCGCCACCGGCACCCGCCCGTGCTCCCGGAGAACCTGATGGAACGTCGAGCGTATGTCCGCTCTGCTCAGATCCACACAGGCATCCGACACCCGGCGCAGGAGCCGGAATTTTGCTGCCCGGCTGCCGTCGCCCACCGCCTCGCGGATTTCTTTCACAAGTGTGCTGTCCAGTTTCATGCTTCCCTCCTTACACGTCAAAACATACACTGTGGTATGCCCAAAACTGACCGTTGCGCTTGAACAGCTTGAACCAACTCGTAAAGGCTTGCCCTGTGCAATCATACATAGAGGGGCGGGCGTGGATCTCAAGGAACTCCTCAAAAAATGTCTTTGCCCCGGGGTTGCCGTCCGTGTCATCGTCCAGAGTATCGAACACTTCCGGAATGCTCACCAGCTCGATATAGCCGTCAAAGTCGCTGCTGACAATCCGGCGCTCACACATAAAGCCCATACCAACGTCAACCGCGGTGTCCCGGTTTGCGAAAGCTCGAAGCTCCCGCTTAATGCTGTTGATCTCCTCGCGGGCAACGTCTGGCTTTCCGAAGCCATTCTCCTTGAGCAATTGCTGCAGGATTAACAGCCATTCATATCCCTTGCGGAACTCAGATTGATTTCTGATAGGTGACATTTTGTCTCCTTTCTCGCCTGCCTTCATCGGCGCCGGGAGGCGATCTCCGGCGGACGCCCCGGAGGGCGTTTCGGCTTACGGGACAAACACAGGGCTATATCCGAGTTTTTGCAGTTTCTCGGTGATCTGGCGGATCGTTCCAATGGTAGTCTCCATATCGCAACAGCAGCCGCTCCAAGTATAAGGAAAATTTCTCCCAGTGACGATTTCCCACACTTCCGGGGAATGGCCGATTCCAAGGGGGCGAAACTGGATCATTCCTCCGCGTTCGCTCAAAAGCATTTCGATCTTCAATTCTTTCTGGTTTTCCATGATCATTCCTTTCTGCCCTCGTGACCTCCGGGGCGGGAAGAGATTATTTGAAGCAATATCCAGACTTGCAAATGACTGCGATCAGCTCAATGTCGGTCGTTCCGAGCGTTGCACGGTAGGTCTTCCGGATGTACGTCTCGAATTCGTCAACCATCTCGGTTTCATGCGCCACGAAAGTGGACTCTCTATCTCGATCAGCCTGTGTCTCAGCAACCTGACGCTTTAGACTCTTGAGTTTCTGTTTGTATACGCTCTCACTGATCTTGACGGTAGTCTCGATCGTGTCAAGCACATTTATCTCCATCCGGTATTCTTTGGTTTTCATTCTTACCTTCCTTTCCCTGTCTGGTTTTTGCGGCTCCTGGGAGGGCTTACTAAATGGGTGAAGCAGCCGTCCGTTGAGTAGTCCCACTCAATGGAGCCGTCAAAGTAGATCCGGCAACCGTGAGCACGAAGGCTCCATCCGCTCTTGGTGTTTACCATGCGAGCCTCGGTGCCGGAAGCCCATTCACAGCGATATTCGCCGCCTCCAGCGTTCCTGTAGGTCATCCCCTCTTCGGGGCAGAAGGGGGAGCTCTGCGCCAGCTCCCAGATTTTCTCTATCCTGCCGTCCGGGTGGTAGATGACCTCTTTTTCCTTGCCGTCGTCCCGGTGCCCGATCACTGAGACCGGGGCACCGTACTTTTCGGCGTACCCTTTGGCGGCGTTGATTGCCTGCTCCATGACAGCGGCAGTCCCGATCTGCACACCGTTCTGGGTGAGGGTGAAGTGCAGATATTTCATTCGTAGTCCTCCTCATCTTCTTCGTACTCTTCTTCGTACTCGTCCTCATCCTCGTCGTAATACTCGAACTTGTACGGTCCTGCATCGCTGTATGCGTCTCCGATCTTCGGGATGTTGTTCAGACTGTCCAGCAGGTTCGGCGTATCGTGGATCAGGCAGCAGAGGTCATACAGAATGTCCTCATACTTGCCATCGTCACAGCCGATGTCATAGATTCTGTCGAGAATTGCCTTTGCTCCGGGAAAGTGATTTGCCAGCCAGTTCGCAGATCCGGATATATCGTTGGCCCATCCGGCCATGCCGTAATGGTTGTCGTAAACATCACCATCGTTGAACCATTTGTAAACCAGCTTGTTCAGTGCGGTTTCTGCCTGGGATGCCATCGTATCGCCATCGCCGTAATCAGGCATGTATTTGCTCTCAAATCTGTCGAATTCGTTCCAATCGTGTGCCATTTTCATTTTCCTTTCTCCCGGTCTTTTGCCCGGCCGGGAGGGCTTATCTTTCATCCGAAAATCTCGGTGCCTTTTTTGAATCCGCCGTGGAGAAAACGGAGACCGTCAAAGTTCTGGATGCTGCCTTTACGCTGGATCGTGTTGAATTTCTGACCGGTTCGCTTTTCAATCTTCTCGATGATCTCCTCCATGTACTGCATATCGTTGTCATAGCAGGCAATGAATTTGTCATTCCATTCGAGGGTGACGTAGGTGTGGCAGGTGCATCTGATGGTATAGGATTCGTTCATTTTGGCCCTCCTTAAAAATCCAGGCAGATTATGCCGCCGATTGTCATATATGCTACATCCTCGCCGGGGTCTGCGATCTTCGCTTGAATCGCTTCTTCGATCTGTGCCTCGGAGAGGTGTTTGTGAACCTCCTCCATGGTTAACTCACGGCCATTGCCGTTTTTGTCGCAGAGTGTGAATTTCATGTTTCGTTCCTCCTGTTTTTTCTTTTTTCTGTATACATAGTACACCAAAATTATTGACTTGTCAATACAAAAATCAATATTTTTCGTGGAAAAGTAAAAAAATATTATTGACTATTCAGCAAGACGGGTGTATTATCGTCAATGGAGGTGGTTCAATGTCAAATTCTGCAAAGCTCCGATACCTGATCGACGCCTGCGGTATGAAGCAGTCTGATCTCATGCCGGTTCTCGAAATGGGGAGCAAGCAAAGTCTGAGCAACAAATTTGTGAATGAACGGTGGTCGCTGGACGATGTTATCAAGATTGCTGAGGCAACGGGCAGCAAACTCGCGATTATCCGGCCGAATGGGGAGCAGATCGTGTTCACATCGGAAAAGGACCTTTAAAATGCAAAAAGCGCAGGCAGCCGAATGAACGACTACCTGCGCTCTTTGTTACTTGCGGGGCTTGTCAGCGAGGGTACGCCTTAACTGATCAGTTTCGACGACCAGGATGTCTCCAACGTCACAGTTCAGCGCGCGGCAAATCTTGTCGAGCTTTTCAAGGCTGATCGAATCAACCATCTCATTGTAAAGCTCATTGATTGTCGCTGGCCGGAGGCCTGTCTCCTGTGCAAGCCGCGCTTGTGTCCACCGTCTTTCGCCGAGACGGGCAGACAAGAGAATCCGTATCATTTTGGCACGCTCCTTCTCTGCGGTCAATTCTACCGCAATTCCGTCATATTTGGACGATTTTGGAAGAAAAATACGTCCATGCTGTAAGAATCGCACGAAATATAGGAGGCGCGCGAGGGAAAAGACGATTATTGAAGAAATAGGCATATAAGAGTGCTTGTGGATAGTTAGCAAAATAGTTAGCATTTTCTTTTGCTAAGTATTGATTTTTGCATCTCTTGTTTGAATCTGCAAGTTGCTTTTTGAATACCGAAAACCGTTGAAAAGCAAAGAAAAACCCGCAATCCTTCTGGATCGCGGGCCTCTCAAATCTGGTGCCGGTGGTGGGACTCGAACCCACACGGTGTCGCCACCAACGGATTTTGAGTCCGTCACGTCTACCATTCCATCACACCGGCATATTACTGATGCAGTATACCGTACTTTCCGGGAAATTGCAAGCAGAAAATACGGACACACGCGCCGCGGGCGAGCCGCGGCGCGTGCGTATAAACTCTTGCGGGATATTATGCTCTCGTCAGCAGCGCGCCAAGCGTATCGCGTCCGGCCTCGCCGTCGACCGTGAGCTGATAGTGCCGCTGAGCGCTGCGGACAGCGGCGAGCGTATTGGGGCCAAAATCCCCGTCGGCGCCGTCCGGGCCGCAGGAGCAGCGCCGCCCGATCAGCAGCAGCTGCAGCGCGCGCACATCCTCGCCGGTCATACCGCGGCGCAGCGTGCGAATAGTCAGGCCGCCGGCAGCACTCGGGGGCGGGACGGTATCGCCCGGCACAGTCTCGCCGGGAACCTCATCCTCCTCCGGCGCGTCGGCATCCTCGGCAAGATAGCGCAGGCAGCAGTCCCAGGGAAACGAATAGAACGCGCCGGTGCGAATCTCGCGGCCGGTCTGGTCGCCCGGCTCGGGATGGCCGCCGGAAGTGCTGGCCCAGACCATCTGCCCGTGGCCGAGCGACATGGCCACATGATTGCGCTCGTTGAGCAGGATATCCCCGGGCATACAGCCCTCGCCGGTGGCAAGGTTGACAAAGGTGCTCACGTCGGCAAAACCGCAGGCCAGAAAGGCCGCCTTCATGTTGCCGGTGTAGCTCGCGCCCGCGTCACGCACCGGCACGCCGGCCGTCTGCCAGACGTGGATCAGAAAGCTTGAACAATCGTAGTCCGGCCCCCAGCGGTTTATCTGGCTGTAGCCGTGCGTGGGATCGTTCGCCATCTCCACCGCCAGAGCAACGGCGGATTGGATTTTTGACATCAAATTCCTCCCGATACTATTGAAAGCTTCAGTCTTCGTTGACCTTCAGACGCCAGGCGGCGGTGTTCCCCTGCCCTTCCTCGGTGCGGCCGAAGACTGCGGTGCTGCCGTCGGCATAGACAACCGCGCTGTGGGTTCCGCCGGCAGCGACGGCCACCGCGTCACGGACCGCGGAGAGGTCATAGGCATCGCCTGCACGGAAAAAGTGCGGCAGGATCTGACCGTCGGCGTCGAGTGCGAGCACACAGGTGCCCGAGACCGACAGACTGACGAGTCCCTGCCCTTCCGGCAAGCCAGGGGCAGTGCAGCATAGCGATCCGTCCGGCAACACGGCGGCAGCAAAGCCGCTGTTGACAGCGACGCGCGCCGCGCCGTTGAGCACCTCACTGCCGGGAAGCGACGGCCAGACCCATACCGTGCCGTCGGCGCGCAGTCCGGCCAGGTTATACGAGCCTCCGGCAAGCTGCGCGATACCGCTCCAGCTCTCGACCTCGGCAAAATCTCCGAAGCCTGCGCACAGGACGTGCCCGTCGGCGGTCAGACCAAAGCTTGCATAGTTGGAGGCCGCCACGGTGACCACATCTCTCCATGCAGCCGTTTCGCACTGGCCTTCTTCATTGCGTCCTACCGCGCGGACCGTTCCGTCGGCGCGCAGCAGCAGTGTGTGATAGGCGCCGGCCGCCACAGCCTTCAGATTGCTCTCACCGGCCACATCACACTGACCGTAGCTGTTGTCGCCGCAGGCCAGAGCCGTGCCGTCAGCGGCGAGCCCCACCGTATGATAAAAGCCAACAGCGATACTCTCCTGGCTCAATTGGGCACGGCGCGTATTCATACGAAGATTCAGTTCCACATTCTCACGGCCCATGCCGTTAAAGGCAGCCAGCGCCTCCTGGCCATCGGAAAGGCCGGTGACGCTCCGGGCGATCTCGGTCAAGCGCTCACGCGCGTCGGCGTAATCCCCCAATTCCGAAAAGATCGCAGCAGCCTCCTCCCAGCTGCCGCTGTCGGCCGCACTCTCGGCCATACGGTAACGGCAGTCGCTGCAGCGGTCGGCTGCGTCGGCGTAAGCGCCGAGCGCGCGAAAGGCCTCCAGCGCGCCCGTCCAGTCGCCACGGCTGTACAGCGCTTCCGCAGAGGCGTAGTCACATTGCTTCACCATGTCGGATGCGTCGAGATAGTCCCCGGCTGCGGCAAATGCCGCACGGGCAGATACGGTATCGCCCGCTTCCAGCAGCGTCTTGCCGTCGATATAGTCGCACTGCGGAAGATAGAGGCTGCGCTGTGTGTCGTCATCCAGCCGCTCGATCCGCTGCCGGGCAGCCGCGGTGTCACCCGCGTTGATTGCAGCCTCCACCCGTTCGATCCGCCATCTCGGCAATTCCTGCCTAAGACGGATACCGCCGTACACCGCCGCTGCAAATACGAGCGTCGCTGCCAGCAGCATCCCCATAACCGCCGCGCGAAGATTGATTGTCTGGTTTTGTTCCATATGGCTTGCCTTTCACGGTTAAAACCGAAAATAAATAAACGGATTATAGCTCTGTCCGATCAGAAAGACGACAGAAACGCCCAGCAGCAGCGGCGTCAGCACCATGCCGAACGCCTCGCCGAGCTTTTTCGGCAGACGCTTTTGGATAGCCGGTACCGTCGGCAGACTCAGCAGCCAGGCCAGCAGCGGGAACAGCGTCCAAGTGCGCAGCACCGTGCGCGCTGTATCGTCGATCCAGCCCGTCACGCCCAGGCCGACAAGCGCGGTGAGATGCCGTCCCATCTGCCCCAGATCCACCTCATAGAAAATCACCCAGCTGATCAGCACCAGCAGCGAGGTCCAGCCGAGACGCAGCAGCTTCGGCGCTCTTTTGAGCGCTTTTTTCAGCACATAGCGCTCCAGCAGCAGTATTACCCCAAAATAAAGTCCCCAAAGCACAAAGTTCCAGTTGGCGCCGTGCCACAGACCTGTCAGCAGCCAGACGAACAGTGTGTTGAAGATTGCTCTGGCCGTGCTGCAGCGGCTGCCGCCGAGGGGGATGTATACGTAATCGCGGAAAAACGCTCCCAGTGACATGTGCCAGCGCCGCCAGAACTCGCCGACGGTCTGAGAGGCAAAGGGAAAATCAAAGTTCTCTTTGTAGTGGAAGCCCAGCGTCCGTCCGAGGCCGATCGCCATATCCGAGTAGGCCGAAAAGTCGAAGTAGATCTGCAGCCCATAGAGAAACGCGCCCAGCCACGCGCCGACGACGGTCCAGCCCGCCTGTCCGAGCGCAAGCTCCTCAAGTGCCTGACCGCAGAGGTTTGCCAGCAGCACTTTTTTGGCAAGTCCTTTGACGAAACGCCTGAAACCGTCGGCAAAGTCGTCGGGCAGCACCGCGCGCTGCCGCAGCTCCGGTGCAATGTCGGCATACTGGACGATCGGGCCGGCGATCAGCTGCGGGAAACAACTGACATACAGCAGCAGATCCAGCGGAGAATCCAGCGCTTCGGCCTTTCCGCGGTAGACGTCCACGGTGTAGGTCAGCACCTGGAAGGTATAAAACGAAATGCCGATCGGCAGGCGCGGCTCGCTCATACGCCAGGCGCTGCCGAAGAGCGCGGCAAAGCTGTTGGCAAAGAAGGCCGCATACTTGAAATAGGCCAAAAAACTGACCGAGGCCAGCACACCGAGCGTCAGCACCAGGCGGCGCCGGCGCACATCCGCGATTCGCGTCACAGTACGGGCGCAGAAGTAGTTGACCAGTGTGGAAAACAGCATCGCCAGGATCCACACCGGCTCGCCCCAGCCGTAAAACAACAGCGACATTGCAACCAGCACGCCGTTGCGCCAGCGCAGATTGGGGATGATGAAATACAGCAGATACAACAGCGGCAGGAACAGGAACAGGAAGCTCAAACTTGAAAAAACCATGCCGACGCCCCCTTATTCGTACAGATAGGTACGCAGCTTGGTCTGCAAGTCGTTGTCCCAGACCATGGAGTTTGTACTGTAGACGATATACACGTCATCTACCCCATAGGCCGCCATATAGTCGGCAATGCTGCCGCCGGCATCCTTTTGCGAGTAGAACAGCCGCCGCACGTCGGTGGAAATGATCTGATCATAATACGGCGCTATATAGGTCATCATCGGCGGGGTGAAGCAATCGCCGACAAAGAGCGCCGTGCGGCCTGTGTGGAAGCCCGTTTCGATCAGCCGCCAGGGGCCGAAATGGCCGCCAAGGTAGGCGTCATAGCCGGCCGGGAACTTGATAAAGAAGCCGTCGCGCCGGTTCGTCAGATGGTCAAGGAAATAGCTGTGCGCCGGGGTGACCGGCTCCATGATCTCGATCACGTCACGCCCGTAGCGCATACCGCTGAGCGTCTCCCGCGTCACGGCCTTGTTGTAAGGCATCGTGGACAGATGATAGCGGTACTGCCCATAGTCCACCGCCGGAAACCCCTGCAGGGACATCAGCGCATCCACCGTCAGACTGGCGCTGATCGGGTGCCAGTGGTAATCCGCCATCGGGTACAGGTTTTCCTGGCCGATATACGGCGTCAGCAGCTCGCAGGCATCGAGGATCGTCACGCCCTCGTCCGCAAGCGGCTGCATCAGATCCGCCACATCGCTGCCCCAGCCGACATAACGGTCTTTTTTCACGATATTGCGGTACACCTCGGACACTTGGGGGTTGAGGAAAAACACTTGTCCGTCCGCGCCGAGCTCCGCGCGGAATCGATTCAGAATATCGGCCATGTTCGTCAGGGACGCGGCCGGATAGGTAAACAGGACCTCCCGCCCCCCGTCCGCCGTCGTCAGCCAGAGCGAGCCGTCGTGCTCGGCTGTGCGCAGCGGCTGGGCGGCACTCGTCTCCTCCGGCGGAAGCACGGCATTCTCAGGGGCCTCTGTCGGCAGCGCGGCCTGTGTGTCAGCGAGCGCGGGCATCCCTTCGTCTGTCGTCTCGTCAGAGAGCGGCTCTTGCTCCTCCGCTGGCTCTTCCCACAGTCGATCCTCGGCAACTACACCGGTCTCCGGCCCGTCGTCCGGCAGAGCGAACAGCCCGAGCAGACGGGCGTTGAAGTCTGAGCTCTCCTCACGGAAAAAGAAGCCGTCGGAGAGAAAGGTCTCGAACTCCCCCATGAAGCGGCCGGACAGTACGCTCTCCGCCGACAGTGCCGGGAAGCCCTGCAGCAGGCGCTTCTCGCTTTCGCTGACGCGCTCGGATTTGTCCACCAGCAGCAGCTCAGCCGCGCCAATGCAGAAGAGTGATAACAGGCATAAATAGCTTAACAGAAAAGCCGCTTTCTTTTTCATTGTCTCATTCCCATCGGTTGTTAATTTTATAATGTTAGATTATAACAATTTTTTCCGATAGATACAAGACTAAAGATTCGCTGCACGTCAGCCCGCCTTTTCCGCCTTTCCGAAGTGCAGGGGCGCTCGGATTTTTCCGGTACTGAACCCGACCGCCCCGCGATCGTTTTGTGTATTCCTTTTCCCGGTTTGAAAAACCGGGATCACTTGGCGTTCTTCGTTTCGAACTCCCAGATCACGTCCAACATCTCCTCGCGGTGCCGCAGCACCTCGGCCACACAGGCCGGGACCTCGACATCGACGCCGCGCTGGATCTGCCAGGTGCGCTGGTTGACGCGCACGAACACATCCTCCTGGTCGCTGCGCTCACGCGGGATGCGCAGACGGACAAGCTTCTCCTCCTCGGGAGAGACAGGATTTTTCTTTTCAGCCATCGAATCGTTCCTCCAATCCGTCTTTGATCAGTTTTCAGCCGCCGTGCTGAACTTGTTGCTGGCGCTCTCCACACGGATCAGGTACTGAGGGATCAGGATCTCGGCGGTTTTGAGACCCTTCCAGCCCACGCTCGAGCGCTGATCGAGCGGGTCGGCGGTACCGGCCGAGCCCTTCTGCTTGACGATGGTCTCGAGTCCGCCGCCTTCGATCTCGGTGGTGCCGTAGGCCTCGGCGCCGAGGAACAGCGTGCCGAATACGGCGAGGTTTGCGGCGTTCTTATAGATCTTCGCCTCGCTGGTCTGGACAAAACGGACACCGGCCAGACGGCCGATCTCGCCCTCGTAGAGGTTTTCGGGCGAGCCGTACTTGTTGGCGTCGATCCACTCGCTGTCACGCATCAGATCGTAGGCCGCGTAGGGATGGATGATGGCGATGTAGCTGCCGTCGATGGTCGGGGCGTTGAGCGCGCGCAGGTTGGCGACCGCGCGCTGCACAAGCTCGACCGTCAGCACCGCGCTGCTGTCGAGCCCGTCGCGCGAGGTGACTTCAACGGCCTCACCGTTGACCCATTTTTCGGCGTACATGACGTTGGTGCCGCTCTGCAGCACATTGCGTGTCACGGTGTCGAGTGTCAGACCGGCCTGGCGGCCCAGGAGCTTTGTCGCCTCGAGCACGGTGTTGTCCACGGCCGTCAGCTCCAGCACGTCGGACTGCGTGATATAGTCGCCGTACTGGTTGACCGTGGCCGTCACGGTGCTGACAGTGAGCGCCCGGCCGTCGGGCGTGACACCCTCGGTCAGCGGCGTGGTGGCCTTGGGCAGGGCCGCGAACTTACGGAACTCAATGGTCTTGCCCTGTCCGGCCGGGATCGGGCGTTTCTGCGCGAACTGGTCGTGCACAAGATTGGCGCCGGCCTCGTCGATCAACGTGAGGTCATAAAAGGTTTTCATCTCGCTCGACAGGCTCTCCTGCGTGGTCACCTGTACGGCAAAATGCTGCAGATCAAGGATAGGATTCATTGCGTTGCTCCCTTCATGAATTGATTTTTTCGAGGATGGATCACTCAGAAAGTAATTTTCTCCCCGCGCATCGCCCGGCGGGCGATCTCGCGGCGCTCGGCCTTTGTCATGCTGCGCGGGTCGGACTTGACAAGTGCGGCTCCGCTGCTGCTCAGTGCGTTCTCGCCGGGGCGGCCGACGCGCGCAGAGAGCGCACCGAGGAGGCGCCGCTCGGTCTCACGGGCCGCATAGCGCATCCCGCTCTCCAGAAGCTCGTCGCGGTGCACGATTTCATAGGCCGTCTCCACCGGCAGCCCCGCGGCCAGAAGGCGCGTGAAATCCTCGTTGGCGCTCTCGCGTGAGAAGTCGAAATCCGGCACGGTCTCGCGCAGTGCCTCTGCCTGAGAAAGCCAGGCCGACACGATGGCCCCGCTCACGTCCTCCTGCTGATCGCCGCGCGCATCGCTCGCGGTAAAATCCACTTCGGCTTCATCGGCGGCATTCTCTCCGGCGGCCTCGGCCGCCTCGCTGTGCCCCTCGGCGGGGCGGGGCTTTGCCGCTTGCGCATCCTCGGCATCCAGCGCGCGCCGGAGTCCCTCGACATCCCCCGGATCCACGCCATAGCGCGCGCACAGCCTGTCGAGCAGAGGGGAGAGGGCCTCCAGACGTCTGAGCTTCGCGTCGGAATGGCGGAAGCGATTCTGGAGCAAACGACGGATCTCGCGTTCATAGAGATCCTTGTACTCGCCTTTGATCAGGGCGCGAAACATCTCCTCGCGCTGCTGCTCCGTCAGCGGCGCAGAGGACGGGGCGGCGGCCAGCCCTTCGGACACGGCCTCAGCGGCATCGCCGCCCTCCCCCTGCCCGGCGGCGGCAGGGGCGCTGCCCGCGCTTCCCCCGTCTCCGCCGTCGGCAAACAACTGCAGATGCAAGGGAAGCATGGATACTTCAAACATAGTTGGCTCCTTTCCGTCCGTTAGCGGACGAGAAAATATTTGTCGGAACAGGCCTCCAGTGCTTTGCCTGCTCTCACCGCAGCCGGATGTGCTCTGGATAGCTCTCTGCAAGGAGCATCAGTCCGGTCATCACGGTCTCATAGGTCTGGGCGAGCACCGCGTTGTGCGCCGGATCAGCGCGCCCCAGAGCACAAAGGAATCCTTCCCTCTCTCGGATTTGGGGCGGAGCACTGAGCGCGCCCTCGCTGTAAAGGCGCTGCAGCGCGGCAGCGAAGGTATAGCCCAGTGTGCTGACGGCGGCGCAGACGATGTCAGCCCCGTACGGCGCGTAACACGCATGTCCCCGGATGCACAGGGCATACAGGCCCTGTTCCGGCCGCGACAGACAGTGAACGTCGATCACGAAAAACCTCCTCGCAGCATTGTGCCGCGTATCGCCGCTCAGCGCGGCGTCGCGCTCTCACTGGCCATCTCGCGGGCGCGCTCCTCTCTGCTGCGCTTGGGAAACTCGATCCGGCGGCCGCGCATGCCGAGTGCAGCACCGCTCGCCGAGCTCTCGAGCGAAGCGCCGTACGCCTCGGCCTGCTGGCGGATCGCGTTCATCAGTTCCTCCTTGTGCGGGAAATCCATCATCTGCAGGCAGCTGAGCGCCTGGTCGGCGCGCTGAGGGTTAAAAAAGCCGGCGTTATAAAACTGCAGGGCGAGCTCATTCTGGCTCATGCGCGAATAGGGACTTGCGCGCTCGGGCGAGACCTCGAGATCGAAAAGCGGCACACGGTAGCCGACGTCCACCCCGTACATGCGCGGCACGCCGTCTATAAGCTCGCCCTGCGGCTGGGGCCGCAGCCCCATATTCGAATATTCGACAAACTCACTCTCCCCGCTCTCGCCCGTGATGCGAAAGCAGCGAGCCGTGTCGTAAAACTGGCGGATCAGCTCGATGATCAGCAATCCGAGCTTACGGAAGGCACGGTAGGTCGCGCGGTTGTGGTCGCGCGAGAGCTTGCCGCCGGCCTCCTGGATCGCCGCGATGGCCGACGCGGCCGTCACACCTGCCGGGGTGCCGCCGGTGTTGACGTCGCGGTTGCCGGTGGTCTCCTTGAGCTCCTGCACCTTGTCGCGCAAAATGGCGAGATAGATCTCCGGCAGCGGGTTCGTCGGGATCGGCATGACGCTGTCCATGCCCAGGTTGCCGTCAACGTGCACGAAGTCGCGCGAAACGTCGGCGTACTCCTCCTCGTTCACGGCCCCGTCCGAGCGGATGAAATGCCGCGGCCGCGCATTGAACAACAGATTCTGCAGCATGGCCTGGTCGGCGCGGTCGATATACTCCTGGGTCTTTTTGCCGACGTCGATATAGCTGAAGCCGCAGGGCGTGCCCTTGCATTTGAACATCGGATCGAACACGAAGGGATAGAGACCGTGGTCATACCAGCCGTTGGGGTAGGTCTCGGGCTCGTTCTCGGTGGCAAAAATCGGCTCCGGCTGCCCGGCGACAAACTTGCAGTAGTGCAGCAGCGTTCGTCCGCCGCTGCGTTTTTTATAGTACCAGTCGACAAGCACCGACTTGCCGGAGGTGTCCACCGCGTCGTCGTAGACATAGCGCGCCACGTCCATCACCTGTCCGCCGAGCTTACCCGCAAGCTGCGGATAGTTGCTCTCCAGCAGGTCGTTGTCCTGCAGCGAGACATAGAAAAGATTGCGGCTGCACTGAATATCGGTGACCCCGGCTTCCCAGAACAGGGATAGGACATCGCACTCTTCAATGGCGATGTCCCCAAGCCCGTTGAGCCGCTGGGGATCCCAGAACACGCCGTAAACGCCGGTACCGGCAATCAGCTTGTTGTCGACGTGGTCGGCGTAGAGCTGCTCGAAGTCGTTCTGATCAAGCACGACCGGGACGATCGAGCTCAGGAGTTTCGCCTCCCGGCGGTCGCTCTCCTCGCGCGGCAGAATCGACAACCGCGGGGTGTTGTCCATCGCGTCGGCGTGCTTGTTGGCGATCGCGTTGAACAGCCACGGCGAGGTGGGCTCTACCTGGACGCCATAGGCTGCATTCTCCCGTCTGCCGGATGCGCTCTCCCCGACCGCACCGCCCGTGCGCATCGAATCCCACTGCCGCAGACGGTACCACTGTTGATTTTGCACGACGCGGCGCTCCAGATTGGCCTTTCCCGCCTTGTAGCGCAGCAGGGTCTGCCAGGCCGCCTGGATGCGTTCGCGCCCGATGGGTCTGGGCAGCGCGGCATAGGCGTCCACGCGCTTTTGCTCCCCGGGCTCGGCCGCGTCGCGCACGCTCGCCTCGAGGCTCGCCGCCACGGCCATATTGCCGAGTGCGTTTGTGATGAAATCCAAGGCTTGTCCTCCTTCAAAATGATTCCTGTGTCCGCGGAGAGCATCAGAACCGCGACGCATTAATCGAGCATCTCCACTCTCCGGTGTACGCCGCCCCCCTTCAGTTCTCCGGGACACAGATCGAGGGCTGGGATCGCCGGGCTGCGCTCCTTTGCGCTCTGCCGATCGGCGCGCGGCCGGATCGGGTGCGCCATCAGAAAATAGCGCGTCTCGTCGGCGACATGGTCCTCCTGGCTTGTGTCGAGATCCTCGCTGTTGCGCGCATCGAACAGCAGCGCCGGGATCGTGCGGATAAAAGCCCGGCAGCTTTTGAACACATACAGCAGCGGATAGCCGTTTTCATCGAAGCTCAGCCGGTAGTGGAGCTGCATCCAGCCGGGGATCCTCTTGTTGTCTCCAGGCTCAAAATAGATACGGTGGCGTGCGGCGATGTCGGCGATACTGTCGCCGCGCTCGGCGTCCCAGATCGCCGGGTCCGCCACGCCCGCGATGTGCCGCCCGGCGAGCAGCGGGTGTTCGTTTTCGACTCTCCGCAGCTCCGAGAACACTTTGTTCGGCTCCCAGCGCAGTCCCTCGTTCGGCGTCTCGGTGCAGCCGTAGTACTCCGCAATGCGGTAGACCACGCCGTCCCGGTCGATGGCCCACCAGCCGCAGGAGAAGGGGCGGTTATAGCCCCAGTCAAAGCTGCGATACACGCGCCAGTCGGCGGGAGGGGCAAAGGGCTCGATGACATGTGTGAACTGTCGGTTTACATAACCCTTCGGATCATCCACAAAGTCCTCGAAAAACTGGCCCTCGAACACATCCCATTTCCCATACAGCCAGGCCTTGCGCAGCTTGGGCGGCAGGGCCTCCAGCTGGCGGATATAGCCGGGGTCCGCGGCCATGAGTGCCTTGTTGTCGGTGACAAGGGCCGGGATAAAGCTGTAATCCGCCGGGTTTTCCCCCTCGCGGTAGCGCCTGTCGATGAACAGGCGCTTGACCCAGGCGTGGCCCTCGCTGCCGGGGTTGCAGGTGAGATAGATCCGCTTGGGAAAGGCGTTGACGCCGCGGACGCAGGCCGTCAGTTTTTTCATGCGCTCCTCGCTCTGGTGCGTCGCCTCGTCGATAAAGAGGACATCGGTCTCGGTGCCCTGGAAGCGCTCGGCGTCCTTATCGGTCTCGCAGTAGCGAAACAGGATGCGGCTGCCGTTGGGGAAGACGATGTGCTTTTTGGTGTCGTTGTAGACGGCCAGACGCTCGCGCGGATCCTCGTGAAAGCAGTGCAGCAGCGTGCACAGCGGAAGGATATGGTTCTCCTGAAGTTCGGGGTAGGTGCGGCGCACGATCATCAGCTTGATGCCCGGATAGCGCTCGGCCAGTAGCGCCGCCTTGACGCGCACGGCCCAGCTTTTGCCGCCGCCGCGCGCCCCGCCGTAGGCCACATACTTATGCCGGTCCGTCAGAAAGAGCCGCTGCTTTTCGCTCGGCGGCGGCAAGAGAAGCTGCGGCATTATTCGCTCGCCTCCTCGCTCTCGCCGATAAAGGCGATCGTCAGCTGACCGGGTGCCGGGTCGTCCTCGGCGCGGCGGTGCAGCAGCTCGATGCGGGCCTGCTGCTCTTCAAGGTCGAGCCGCTGCCGATCGTAGCCGCGCAGGGCCGCAAGATCGCGCAGCGACATCGTCAGCTGTCGCAGGGCCGCCGTATCGTCGTCCTCCACCTTGTCGACGGCGGCGATGACACGCGCGGCCAGCCGGTCGACACCGGCGAGAAAGCGCCGCTGGGCACTGTCCGTCGGCTCGCCGAGGATCTCGATCTCCGGCGACGTTTCCGCCTGTGCCGGGCTTTCCGCCGCAGTCGGCGGCCGTGCCCATTCCTCCCGGACCGCATGCCGGCGCAGCGTGGAATACGGCACATCATAGCGCCGCGCCAGTGCGCGCAGTGAGACGCCCTCCGCATAGCTTTGCCTGACCGCCGCCCAGTCGATTGTGCATCGCTGCGCGCGCATGCGTTCACCTCACTTTCGCAGTAGGGCGAAGGGGATCGATTCCCTTTGCCCTGACAGGATAGCACAGATAAAAAGCCGATCGAAATCCCCGGCGCTGTCTCAGGTTCGCGACAGGACAGCACTCAAATCTCTTCCCGATACTTATCCAGCAGCATCCGGGCGATCCGGCAGTCGGGCCAATCCCGGCGGCAGTAGCGCTGCTTATAGCTCTCGCCGCTGAGATTCAAGCGGATGCTGTTGTCCTGTTCCACGCCCTCACAGGTCACAGAATAAAAATCCTCAAAGCGGTAAAAGGGGCACATCGCCTCTTTTGCTATGTAATGCTTACCCATCCGCTGCCTCCTGTCCCCTGCCGCGGCTATCCACGGACTGCTGTATCCCTGCGCTCTTTTTTTTGATGATCATGCGCATGAGCCCGTCTTCGCCGCGGCTGAGCTTCAGCTTTTCGCGCCGCAGCTGCTCCATGACGCAAAAGCCGCAGCGGTCGCACGCTGACCAGTCTTCAAAATCCTCGCAGCATCCGCCCGTATTCGTGCAGTGGGGAAAGCGCTCGCCGTAACGCCGTTTCATCCGCGCCCCCTCCCTTGTTCTCTCTCCGGCTGCACGCAGCGGGTCAACGGCTTGTGCCGGCATCTGCTGCCAAATCGATGTACTTGTCATCCTCTCACCTCCTGCCGCACCGTCAGGCGAAACGGCCGTGTCCGGGAGACACGAAAAAACTTCTCCGGGATCGCGCCGCATTCGTTCTCGAAGCTCGCCCTGTCGAGACGTCGAAACGGCTGACTTTTCCATGTCACAAGGTATTTGCCGTACTGCCCGCGCTCGGCCGGTCCCATGACCTGCTGGATCGCCGCGCGGCAGGCATCGCGCCGCTCGCTGAGTGTGCGGATCTGTCCCTCGAGCCGCTCATACTCGCGCAGCTGCGGCGCGGCCGCGCTGAGATCGGTCACGCACGGCTCGCTCTCCCCATAGAGCTGCTCAAGCGCCTTGGCGGTGGTCTCGCTGCCGTCGGTCTCCGGCGGCGTGCCGGTCTCCACCAGGGTCCAGAAGCTGTGCTCTGCGGCAGCGAGCGCCGCGATTTCACTCTCGCTGCGATCGATCACGAAGCGGAACAGCCCCTGACCGAAGCACAGCACTGCCAGATACCAGCGCTCCCAGCCGGTCACCATCAGATAGTGCATGCACTGTGCGCGCCAGGCCGCCGGCAGCTCGCCGGCACGGCAATCCGCCGCGATTTCCCAGGACGAGCTGGTTTTCGCTTCGAAGCCCGCGCGCTCACCGATGACGCGCCGGTCGATATTGGCGTGGGCGAAGGGATAATCGCTGTTTTTGATCGTGAAGTTGACGCGCGCGAGCTTCTTCCCGCTGACCTCGGAAAAGCGCTGTGCCACATAACTCTCGAGATCGGCGCCAAGACGCACACTCTCCCTGTCTGCAATCCCCGGCGGCGGCAGCTTGCCTGTCTTCTCGCACCAGAGCGCGAAGGGGCTTTTAAACGCGCTGACACCCAGCACAGCAGGTGCGTCGCTCCCTCCCAGAGAGCCGCGCCGCAGTGTGTTCCACGCTTCCCTGCTCATACTTCCGGTTCCGATTTTTTCGATCATGGATGCCCTCCTGTTCTTTGGTTGTGTCGTAAAAGACACTTTTGTGTAAAAAAAAGTCGAATGCTGCGGTCAGAAGAAGATCCCCCGCGGATCCTGGATATCCAGCAGCTCCATGGCCAGGCGGATTTCATGCAGCGTAAACTCGCTGACGCCGTTGATTCGGCGGTAGAACGTCGATCTCGAGATCCCGAGTTCCCGGCAGAGTCTTGTATCGGTGTAGCCCATTTCACGCATTCGCTCGCGCAGAACTTTGAATTTCATAGATTTTTCTCCTTTCTTGTAGTGTCGTAAAAGACACTCGTACAATAGCACAAATCCGCAGGCTTGTCAAGCAGAAGTTTCCATTAAGAAACTATTTTATTTTGTTGTTGCGTAAATGACACTTTTATGCTATACTATGCCCATCAGATGAATTGGGGAGGGTCAGCTCATGACTACCGGAGATCGCATCAAAGCCAAGCGCCTGGAGCGCGGCTACACGCTGGAAGAGCTTGGGGAGAGAGTCGGCGTCGGAAAAAGTACGGTACGCAAGTGGGAGAGCGGCATGATCGCCAACATGCGGCAGGATAAGATCGCCAAGCTTGCCGAGGCGCTGGGTGTTTCGATCAATTTTATTCTCGGCCTTAATGACAGCGCGCCGGAGCGCACAACCGCATCGAACCTGGAGGCGATGCCCGCCTTCCGCCAGGTGCCGCGGCTCGGGACGATCGCCTGCGGCGCGCCGATCCTCGCGCAGGAGAATATTGAAAGCTTTGACGTCGTGCCTGAGTACGTCAAGGCCGATTTCACGCTCAGATGCAAGGGCGACAGTATGATCAACGCCCGCATCTACGACGGTGACGTCGTCTGCATCCGCGAACAGCCCACGGCCGAGGACGGGCAGATCGCCGCCGTGCGCATTGACGGGCTGGAGAGTGAAGCGACCTTAAAGCGCGTGCGCCAGTATCCCGACCATATTGTGCTCGAGCCGGAAAACCCGATGTACCGTCCTCTCGTCTACTGGGGCGAGGAGATGAACAACGTCCACATTTTAGGTATCGCCACGCATTTTATTTCGGCGATACGGTAA